ATGAAGGATCGTTTTCCTCAGCCGCATATCGACCGGTTTACCTGTTACGGCGGCTATCGCGGTATGCTTCAGGATCTGGCTCTTCGTCGTGATTACATCGGCATTCTGTCCACTCTGGTGACCTCTTCTTCTTATATCAACTGGACGGATTCTACGGTTGTCGAATGGATGATGGAGCGTCTGTTCGGTGATTATAGAAACAGGAAGTGTCTGGAAGATAAGGATGGCAATCTCTACACCGTCGGAGAGGTGATTGAGATTCTGGAAAACGAAAGCAATGAAACGGCATAAGGAGGTTTGAAGTATGCAGCCGGTTAAGATGAATGACGAACTGATCCAGGGGATTTTGCAGGAGTTCTATGCACAGGCTTCTGCGTTGGGTAATCTGCAGATGGATAAGTTCTCCTTTAACAAGAATTTTTCCAAGCCTGCTAAGGACGCAGTCGAGGTGAATTTCACTCTGGAAGCTTATCACGAGATGTGTGCTCTGATCGATCACTTCAGTACCGAGGTCGCCTGGCACGGTCTGGTGAATCGCATTGATAAGACTCATTTCCAGATCACCAAGATCCTGGTCTATCCGCAGCAGGTCACGGGCGCAACAGTGAATACGGACCAGGAAAAGTATACGACCTGGCTGTATGAGCTGGACGATGAATCCTTTAATACGCTGCGGTTCCAGGGCCACAGTCATGTGAACATGGGCACTTCTCCCAGCGGCGTGGATATGCAGAATCAGTGGGATCTCATTGAGACCCTGAGCTCTGAGGACTACTACATCTTTATGATCTGGAACAAGCGGCGGGAGTATAACGTCCGTGTTGTGGATATGGCGGACAATGCCATCTACAGCGGCGATGATGTAAAGGTGACGATTGGAGAGGCCGATACGAAAGGGTTTCTCGAACAGGCGGAAGCGCTTGTCCAAAAGCCGGTCACAACTACATACAGTGGCTACAACAGTGGCTACAGCGGCAACTACAATGGTGCAGCTTACTCCGGCAGCTACAGCGCGGGTACAGCAGCTTATCAGGGAGGCGCGTTCGTTGGTAACACAAGCACCGCAGCCGCGTCCACGAAAACAAAAGCAGAAACGAAACCGGCAGCCACGACGAACCCGGCGCTGAAAACTGTCACGGGTGGAGCCGCCCCTAAGATCGATCCAGCCAAGAGCAAGGGAAGCGAATCCAATCTGATGAAGTATTATCAGGAGAATCCGAACGACCTGATGAACAATTGGAATTCGAGCTGCTATCCCTACGCTGACGCATTTCAGGACTAAGAAAGGAAACAACAATGGATCTGAGCAAAATCGAAATGGTGTTTGACCCTGCGTCTGTTAAGGGTCGCATTCATATCATCGGCTGTGGTTCGGTCGGCTCTACTGTGGCTGAACTGCTGGCACGATACGGTCTGACCAAGTTCACTCTGTGGGATATGGACTTTGTCGAACCCAAGAATATCGTCAACCAGATGTTCTTCCAGCAGGATATCGCCCATCCCAAGGTAGAAGCTGTGGGGAACATTCTGTGCAATGTGAATCCTGATATCAAAGAGGATCTGGTTCTGATGCCCAATGGCTGGCAGGGCGAAACCGTCAAGGGTTATGTGTTCCTGGCCGTGGACAGCATCGAGATCCGCAAGCAGTTCCTGGAGAAGAACAAGTACAATCCTGAGCTGCTCGGTGTGTTCGATATCCGCACTGGCCTGTATGATGCACAGTGCTGGTCGGCCGATTGGAAGGATCGCAAGCAGATCGACAATCTGAAGAACTCCATGAATTTCACTCACGAGGAAGCAAAGGTAAGTACGCCGGTGTCTGCATGTGGCATCGTTCAGGGTGTCGCACCGACCGTTCGTTTCATCTGCTGTCTGGCGGTTACGAACTTTATCAATTTCGTGAGAGGTAACCAGCTGAAAAAGCAGATCGTTGCAACTCCGTTCATTCTGGGTGAAGAGAGCGTCATGGCGTTCTGATAAATCGTAAATAAATAATCGTGATGAATAGTTGTTTTTATAAACAGCGCACTTAGGCCAAGCCAAGTGTATCGAATTGTCAAGCCGAGGTACCTACCCAGGAGGCGACGCAGGACATCGTCGAGGAGCTCGTAAGCTGATTCCAATCCGTTCGAAGGTGGTCGAGATAGCACTTATCGGAGCACCCGAAGATGGTTATATAGCCAATTCCAGCATCCAATCATGATCGGGACCTCCTGCAGCACGCATTTTAGCCTCAAGAAACCCATTTAGATCACGATGAAATCATAAAGGAGAAACAATGTACATTACATATCTGAATCCTCCTAAGACCCGGCAGATCACTTTTGATGAGATCCTCGCCGGTGTCCAGAATGTAGAAGCACTGCACTATGGCGGCAGCAACACATCTACAATGACCGTGTGCCGCAATGATTTAACCGCCAAACTTCGCGCTATCACCAATGTTCCTGAGATGATCGAGAAGCTGGCGGCCTACAACGTGAAGTATGCGGCGCTTGAATCCAGCGATATCCCGAGTCACTATTCTCACTTTGAGATTCCAAAGAAATCTGGCGGCTGGCGACCCATTGATGCGCCCGATAAAACTCTTTATGATGCACTGATTGAGCTGCGGGAACTGCTGAAGAGCTTTATGATCGCAGATTATCACACGAATGCTTTCGCATATATTCCCAATCGCAGCTTTATCGATGCAGTTCGCAAACATCAGGCAGGTCACAATAAAACCGTCGTTGATGAGGCGACCGGCATGAAAAAGGTCGTCAACTATCAGAATCATTGGGCAGTCAAGTTCGACTTCCATGGTTTCTTCCCTAGCACGACACCGGATTTTCTGCTTGGCATGATGAGTGTGATCTATCCATTCGCTCTGATCATGCGGGATGCACGTGGCCGAGATGAACTGGCAAAGGCGGTCAACCTGTGCTTCCTTCGCAACAGCCTGCCGCAAGGAGCTCCCATCAGTCCGTGGCTTACCAATGTGATGATGATTCCGTTTGACCACTGTATCACTCGCAAGCTGTGCTATGGCTACAAAGCAAAGGACGGCATCGATCGTGAGTTTACTTTCACACGATATGCAGATGATATCCTCATTAGCTGTTATCATCACTTTGACCCGATGGAAATTCAGCAGATCATCATTGATGCGTTGAACTTCTTCCATGCGCCGTTTACTCTGAACGAAACGAAAACGCATTACGGCAACCGGCACTCCAGCAAGAACTGGTGCCTCGGCCTGATGTGGAACAAGGACAATCAAATCACGGTTGGCTGGCGCAATCTTAAGATGTTCCGTTCGGCTATGACGAATTATATCGATGCAAAACAGCATGGCAGAACCTGGGAGCTGGAAGATCTGCAAAAGTTCAATGGCAAGCTCAACTATTATCACATGGTCGAGCCCGAGGTGATCGACGAACTGATCCGTCGTTACAATGCAAAGTTCGGCACCGATATTGTGGCGATGCTTAAAGAGGATCTTCGTCCCAAAGAGGGCGTTGTTGCATAAAAAAATGGAGATACACACAAGGAGTGATGATCTATGATTGAAATTATGTGTCGGGATGGAAAGGTTCCGTCGAAAGAACTCGAAAAGGTCGCGGATATGATCTACTATTCCACGGGCATCGAAACAGAGGTGGTCTACGAAGAGGATCGGCGAGCCCTGGTGTTTTGGGGTCCTGAGGATGTCAAAGAGATCGTGGAAAGTTTGAATCTGAAATCGATCAACACAGACGATACCAATTTCTGCGATACCATTGTGGCCGCCGCAGAGCCGAGCATTCACCAGGCAATGTTGGAAGCCGGCAGAGATGTCCTGTTTGATGAAGTCTGTGAAACGGCGGCATCCATGGGCGAACAAATCGAATTCGATGAGCCCGATCAGTAATCAGTAAACAAAAAAAGTCACTTTGTATATCGTTCCAAAAGAGCGAGCATCACGCCCAAGGCGGATGTTAAGAAGAATACTCCAACAACCGGCCGCTGCACAACACGGACCTTGATCGTGCAGCTGGCCTCTGCCAATCCTTGTCTGGAAACACTCGTCCTTCGATCCGAGACGAGGTCACGCGCCAGGTCGCGTGACGAAGTCTCCGATCGTGCGTCCTCCCGTTTCCAGAGCATCGGATTTAGAAAGTGATTTTGATAAAAAAAGAAAATGAGGTAGAAATATGGAATTGATGTATAAGCCAGGCGATAAAGTAATGATTCGTCCGGATCTGAACTGCCGTGAAATTTATTGTATGAGGTCAGGCCGCCACAATGGAGACTGTACCTACAATGTGGTTGATCAAATGGTAGATCAGGCTGGAAAGGTTTTTACGATTCAGGGTCCTCGCCACGGAGGAGCTGGATACACTCTGGAAGAGTCTGATTATGGCTGGACCGACGAGATGTTTATTTCTATCAATGAGTGCTGCTGTGAATCTCTTCTGTGAGGTAAACAATGAAATACAGATACAATAAGGGCGACGCAGTGGTCGTAAAGAGAGATCTCAAAATGGAATGCAGCTACTTTATGGAGTCTGGCCCAAATACATACACATACAACAATATTGCTGACGGAATGAAGGAGTTCGAAGGCAAGACCGTTCATATCTCAGGACATCTTGATGGTCAATATTTCATTGAAGAAGACAATAAATCATATGCCTGGACGGATCAGATGTTCCAAGCACGGTACGAATACGATACCGCTTGTGTTTGCGAAAGTTTACTATGATTGGAATGATTTGAAAATGCAGAATCCCTGCCATTATTGTGTGGCTCCCAAGCGTTATCCCGGGTGTCACGATCACTGTCAGGAGCGCCAGCAGTACGTCGAAACTGAGCTGACACAGCAGCACCAATACAAAGAAAAGTGCCGCATGATCAACGATTTCGATAACGAGCTATACACTCATAACCTGCGTTATAGAGAAAAACATCAACATAGATATTGATTTACATAGAAAGGATGAAGATCAATGGCAGAACCGGCACGTAAGCGTAAAGATCGTGTGGTTCAGTTTCCACAGCAGCCTGGTTCTGAAGCTCACATTACCATGAGTGAGGCAGAACTGAAGGAAATGATTCAGGACATCGTGGCTGCCGCTCGCAAGAAAAAGCGCAAGACAAAGCCAACCAACAGCCTTTATACAAAGGATGGCCGCATCAAACCTTCGCCTGCTGATCCGATTCGTTCCAAAGAGGATTTCCAGAAACTGGCGAATTATCTCGCTTCCAACGGCGACCCTAAGTTTCGTCTGCGCAACAAGGCGATTTTCGTGTTCGGGTGCAGTCTGGGTATTCGTTGTGGCGATCTTCTCAGTCTAAAAACGGCTGATGTTTACGAACAGGATGGCAGTGTGAAAGAGCATGTCGAACTGATTGAAGAAAAGACCCGTAAGCGCAATGTGTGCAAGATCCCCAAGATGGCAGCCGACATTTTGGAAGATTATTTCGATGAACAGAATTTCGAGATCAGTCAATCTGATTATCTGTTTCGCAGTCGCAAGGGTGGTCCTCTGACAGTGCGCGGATTTTATCGGATCTTGAAAGAAGCAGGGAAGGCGTGTGAGCTGGATATCGATCTGTCCACTCATACCATGCGCAAAACCTATGCAATGGCTGCACTTCAGACAGCGAAAAAGGCTGGTACATCTGGGCAAACGATCGAGATGCTTCAAGAAAAGTTTAAGCATAGCAGCCAGCGTGTCACAATGCATTATGTCAAGGCAGACCAGGATAAGATGGACGAAATGTCTGATCGTGTGTCGGACTGGTTCGATGATGGAGGAACAGAATGATTGATTATATGTATCACCCGGGCGACAGAGTTCGCGTTCGTCCTGATCTCTCGGAAGGTGAAGGTTATAAAATGCTGTCTGGCGAAAACAAAGGCAAACCTTGGGTAATTCTTGACTGGATGAAAAAATACGCAGGACAAGAGATCGTCATTGAAAAGATCAAATCAGCTTCTGGTGTTTACAAAGCACAAGGAATCGATGGCTGCATCTGGAGTGACGAGATGTTTGAGCCGTTTGTCGTGGACGAGTGCGTTTGCGATTCATTGCTGTAATGGAATGGAGGAAGTAGAGCAATGTCAAGATATTATCGGTACAAAAACGGAGAGGAAGTAGTTGTTCGGCCTGATTTGGAGCGCGGCGTTCAGTATTATATGCGTTCCGGTTATCGTGCAAATGATGTCAGCGCAGCCCTTAGTTATTCTCAGCCACAGCGGCTCGGCACTGTGGTTCATATTGCCGGCAAGCGCAATGGCTGCTATTACATCGAAGAAGATTATGGCCGTGATCGATGGACGGACGAGATGTTTGCAGCACCCAACGAATGTATCTGCACGCCGCTGCTGTGAGGTGAATCATGGAAGGGAAATACCTGTATGAAATTGGCGACCTTGTAAAAGTTCGTGACGATATCAATCATAGCAAGAAATATTATATGCGCTCCGGTCCCAGAGCTGGACATGAACCGGGTACTGTATATGAAATCGAAAAATATAAAGGGTCAGTCCACAAAATCATTTCTTATGAGCGGGGTTGTTACAAAATCGATAATGATCCTGATCATCTGTACTGGTCTGATGAAATGTTTGAGCCGGTGTCTGTAAACGAATGTATTTGTGACTCTTTATTGTGAGGTGATTGAATGGATTTTAAATACAAGCCGGGCGATCAGGTTCAAGTATAAGCAAATGCTTTTTATAAGGACGACAGATATCATATGTTATCTGGTCCCCTTACAGATAGGCTGGCGGAAAACACTGTTACAATCAGCGAAAGAACGATTGATATAAGAAATAGTCTTTTGGGCAAAATCGTTACGATAGAAGGATATACCCTTAGCAGATACGTCATCAAAGAATGTAGAGGTACCGTCCTGTGGACTGACGATATGTTTGTTGAAGAAGATAGTAGCGAATGCTGCTGCGAATCTTTATTGTGAGGTGAATGTGATGAAACCTTTATTGTACAAGCCGGGTGATCTGGTAACGATTCGTTCAGATTTGACCGCAGACCGCGATTACCCTGTCTGGTATGGGCCGTCAGCAGGCAAACGAGACCTTTTCTGTAACGACGATATGGTCAACTATAGCGGAAAGACCTATGAAGTCGAGGATTACGCCGATGATGATGATTTTTATAGACTACAGGGAATCCCTTATTGGTGGACTGAGTCTATGTTTGAAGACCAGACCGAATGTATTTGTAACAGTTTACTGTAATCAAAAAGGAGAATGAAAACAATGGCAAACTTCAAAGAATTTCGCGCTCTGATTCAGAAGCATTTCAATGAGATGGTGAAGGATGACGCACCTCTGTTTATTACCAATGCAGATGAGGATAAGCTATATGACCTCTATCTGGACAGCTTCCCGGCTGGCACGAATCCTATTTTCCGTAAGCGCCGTGAGTATGATTGCTCCTGCTGCCGTCGCTTCGTGAAGAACATCGGTAAGCTGGTTTCTTTCATGGATGGTCAGATGATCACCGTCTGGGATTTCGACACCAAGTCTGACGTTTATCAGCCGGTTGTGGATGCGCTGGCTGCCTATGTGAAAACCTGCGCTGTTGTGAACCCGTATTACATCAGCCGCAATATGATCTCTGATGGCAAGTTTGGCACTGAGATGAACTATGAGTATGACGCTGATCATAAGGCGGTTCATACCTGGGATCATTTCGCTGTCGAGATTCCTCAGCGGTTCATTGTGCGTCCCGATGACGTACCTACCAAGATGGCTCAGTGGCGTGATTCTGCTAATGTGTTCAAGCGTTCTCTGGAGGAGCTGACCATGGATGCCGTGGATACCGTGCTTGAGCTGATTGCGCAGAACAGCCTGTATCGCGGTAAGGAGTTTGAATCTCTGGTTCGTGGCTTCAAAATCGATAAGCGAGTGTATGATCGTCTGCCTGATGAAAAGAAGTCCGCTTATGTTTGGATGGCTCCCGGCGGTATGTCGATGAACCGGCTTCGTATCCGCAATACGGCAATCGGTACTCTGCTGGTGAACCTGAGCGAGGGTATGGACGTGGATGCTGCTGTGACTGCTTTTGAAAAGGTGGTTGCTCCCGCAAACTATAAGCGTCCTAAGGCGATTTTCACCAAGAAGATGCTGGAAGACGCACAGAAAACCGTCACTGAGCTGGGCTATATGAACAGTCTGGGTCGCCGGTTTGCTACTCTGGACGATGTTACTGCAAACAACATCTTGTTCTGCAACCGTGATGCTGCTCCTCGGGTGATGGGCGCTGTGAATCCGTTTGAGGCAATGGTAAAGTCTCTGGGTGCCGACCCTAAGAAGTTCAGCCGCGCGGAAGAAATCGGCATCGAAAAGTTCGTCAAAGAAGTTCTGCCTACTGCGGCAGGTCTGGAACTGTTCATGGAAAATCGCTTCTCGAAGAACATGGTATCTCTGATTGCGCCGCAGGATAAGAGCGCGCCAAGCATGTTCAAGTGGTCCAATGGTTTCAGCTGGGCGTATACCGGCAATATGGCAGACAGCGATATCCGCGAAAACGTTAAGGCTGCTGGCGGTAAGGTGGATGGCGTGCTGCGTTTCTCGATTCAGTGGAACGATATGCCTGGTGAATGGGATGAAAACGATGAGGACGCTCATTGTATTGAACCCGATAAGAATCACATCTATTTCAGAAACAAGTGGCACCCTCGTACTGATGGCCGCCTGGATGTGGATATCACTCATCCTTCGCGGGATAAGGCTGCTGTTGAGAACATTACCTGGCCTGACATTAAGAAAATGAAGGAAGGCGAGTACAGTTTCTATGTGAACTGCTTCACTAGTCGTGGCGGTAAAACTGGTTTCCGTGCTGAGATCGAGTTTGATGGCAACATCTACTCGTTTAACTACGATAAGCCGCTGCATGGTGGTCAGAATGTCGCCGTGGCAAAAGTCACACTGAAGGACGGTCAGTTCTCCATCAAGGAGCTGCTGCCCAGTTCTACCAGTACCCGCGAGATCTGGGGTGTGAATTCCAATCAGTTTGTACCTGTGTCTGTGGCGATGTACTCTCCGAACTACTGGGACGAACAGACCGGCAATGGCAACCGTCACTACTTCTTCATGCTCAAGGATTGCGTCAATCCGGAAAAGCCCAATGGTTTCTACAATGAATTCCTGAAGGCAGACTTGCTGCAGCATAAGCGTGTGTTTGAGGCGCTGGGTTCTCAGATGGCAGTTCAGTCCGTGGATGACCAGTTGTCCGGTGTTGGCTTCTCTGAGACGCAGCATAACAGTTTCATCGTTAAGGTGCAGGGGGCAACTGAGCGAGTTCTGAAAGTGGTGATTTGATGGCAACTTATCCTACAGAATATAGGTATAAAATCGGCGACAAGGTTCTTGTAAAAAATGATCTGCACGAAGCTCTCACGTATAGTGATAGTTACAAGATGCGATCTGGACCGCATGCTGGTGGCTGGGCCTCGTGCACCAAACGACACCTCTCTTTTGCAGGAGCTATTGTGACGATTAAATCGTATAAAAATGGTGGATATCATATCGCGGAAGCTCCTGATGCTGATTTCTGGACAGACGATATGTTCGTTGGTCTGGTAAACGAAAATGAATGTTACTGCGAATCTCTACTGTGAGGTTTGTTATGGATTATGTAATTCCACTTCGATTTAAGCAAGGCGATCATGTTGTGGTTCGTCCGGATTTGGATATCAATACGGTCTATCAAACATTTGGAGGTAAGAATGCCGGTTATCATGCAACTCCAACGTTAAATATGGTTCGCCTTGCTGGGTCGGAATTTGAGATTAAAGAATACTCTAGGTCTCAAAAAACTGTAAAACTAAAGTGCTGTGGTTCTTATTGGACAGAACAAATGCTGATTCCCAAAAGTTTTGTAGAACAGGAATGCGTTTGTGAATCACTATTATAAATCTGAAAGGGGAAATTATCATGGAAAAGAATTTGTTTGAAATCGCAACCCGTAATCGCTATCGCTTTAACTACAAGGGCGTTATGACCGTAGAGGATCTGTGGAGTCTGCGGGTCGAGGATCTGGATGCCATCTTCAAGATGCTGAACCGTCAGAAGAAAACCGCCGACGAGGATTCTCTGTTGGCCACTAAGAGCGCCGAGGATCAGGATCTGGCCAATAAGATCGATATCGTTAGGTATATCGTGTCTGTCAAGTTGGCTGAGGCAGCGGAGCGTGTGTCTGCCGCCGAGAAGAAGGCACAGCGCGATAAGATTATGGAGATCGTGGCAAAGAAAAAGGATAAGGCGCTGGAAGACATGGGCATCGAGGACCTGATGAAGAAGCTGGAAGAGCTGAACTGAGAAGGGAAGTATCAAACATGAAAGTTGTTGAAAGCGCAAGCAATCTGTTCCTGTATGGCGACGATATGAAGGCGTATGACAAGATCCCGGCGGGTACCTATGATATCCACTGTTCTGAGATGACCGGTTTCTATCTGTCCCGCCGCCCCGATATGGTCATCAACGAAAAGGTGTATGGTGTCCAGAGCAGCAAGGTTGCCAAAGTGCTGAATTCGTTCAAAGTGTTCAACCGCAATCTGGGTGTCATCCTCAGCGGCAACAAAGGCATCGGCAAATCTCTGACCGCTAAGATGATTGCAATCGAGGCCGTCAAGCAGGGCTATCCTGTCATTCTGGCTAACCGCTATATCGGCGGTATCGCCAATTTCATCGAATCCATCGATCAGGAAGTTATGATCCTGTTTGACGAGTTTGATAAGACATTCAAGGCCAGGGACAATGAAAGTCCGCAGGATACGATGCTGAGTCTGTTCGATGGCACCAGCGCGGGCAAAAAGCTGTTCGTTGTCACCTGTAACCAGCTCAATGGCCTGAACGATTATCTGGTCAACCGTCCCGGCCGCTTCCACTATCACTTCCGCTTCGATTACCCGGGCGCTGACGAGGTCGAAACCTATCTCAAGGATAAGCTCGAAGAGAAGTATTACGATCAGATCCCCGCCGTGGTCGATTTTTCTGGCAAGATCGATCTGAACTACGACTGCCTGCGGTCTATCGCCTTTGAACTGAATCTGGGCACTCCATTCGCAGAGGCCATCAAAGATCTGAATATCATCAATATGAACGAGACCAGCTACAAGCTCACTGTTATCTTCAAGGATGGTTACCGTGCGTCCAGCACCAAGCGTTTTGATATGTTCAATGGTGCACAGCGTATCTGTTTTGATGTCAAGCTGAAAGATGGCTACTGGCCTGATTGCTACATCAACACCGAGGATATCCAGTATAACCCCTCCAACGGTGAGCAGTTCATTGATGGAAAGAAGGTTGATGTGATCAATCCGTATTCCAAGAGTGATGACGATGAAAAGGATCGTTATGAAGCTTTTGAAAAGGACAACGGTGTGGTCAAAGTCATCATCTCTCGTACTCGTGAAAGAGACATTCACTACATGGTCTAAGGAGGATCAATATGGTCAAAGCAAATCATTATAAGATCGATTCTTTCCCTGACGGCACTCCGCTGATCAAGAAGGATCTGACCATCAATTATCTCAATGTAATCAGCATCGTCTGGACGTTTGAATCCATGGCCGAGCTGCCCACGGTCATTATGATCGCAAAGGACGCAAAGGATAATGGGGCAGAGGTCGAGCTGTTCATGCCGTATATCCCGAATGCCCGCATGGATCGTGCCTATCACGACGAGGACGTATTCACCCTCAAGTGGTTCGCTGACGAGATCAATCGGTGCGGATTTAGCTGCGTCAGCGTGTTTGACCCTCACAGTGATGTGGCTCCGGCATTGATCAATCGGTGCGAAGTACATACTCCGATTCGTGAAATCTGTCAGGCAATTGAGGAGAGCAAGCCGGATGTGATCTATTTCCCGGATACCGGCGCAATGAAGCGTTATGAGGAAACTGTTCACTGGGCACTGGATCGAGCAAAGTGCAGTGCTTATATCATCCATGGCGATAAAAAGCGGGACTGGGCAACGGGTAAGATTCTCGGCTTGGATGTCACTGGATATCCTCCCAAGGGCGGCAAGGTTCTTATGATCGACGATATTTGCTCTTACGGTGGTACGATGTTTTATTCAGCCAAGAAGCTGAAAGAACTGGGCGCTGGCGATATCGATATGTATATCAGCCATTGCGAAAACAGTATCCTGGATTCTGAGCGTGGCCATCTGTTTGATGATCCGGAACTGATTCATATGGTCTATACCACAGACAGTATCTTCACCGGCAAGCACGACAAGATTACTGTATTAGAACACAAGTGGGATGAGGACTGATATGAAGTATGCAAAAGGTGAAATCCTTAGTGCATATCAGCGCTTAACGAAAAGTATCAAATATGGAGATGCATACTGGTCTGAAAAAGCAATGATAAGCGATGTTTTGAGTGATTACTTCAATCAAATCGAGAGCAAGAAGGTCGTAATCGATTCAAAGTATGGAAGCTACAGATGTCCAAAGTGTAATACAACGTTAATTGGTCAATATGATCACTACTGCAGACAATGTGGTCAAAAATTGGACTGGAGGATTTAACTGTGTTTTGGATTGACACAGATAAAGCACTTCCTGCTATGAATAGCCAGATTGTGAAGTTCAAGGTGAATTTGGCAGGAAAGTATATTACAAAAGGTCACTATGATCATAATAAACAGTGTTGGTACACAGAAAATGGATCTTATATCAACGCTGATGACGTTTACGCTTGGAAGAGTAATGAGTCTGTTGTTTCAAAAATCATGGATGTTTTTCTTCCAAAGCTGCCAATTTAAAGAGGAATGGATATGAACAGATATGAGATTTCTGCTTATGCGATTGCAGTGTCAAACTTTTTGAAAAATAATGCTTCTGCTGGTGATGAGCGATTTCCGATTACGGTTAATGAATTGGGGCTTGCAACACAATTAGATAAGCTGGCAAAAGAACTGCGTGTCCCTGATAAAAACTGAGATTTAGGAGGTTTTCATTATGATGAAAGTTACCGAGAATCACACTGAAAAGGAAATCTGGGATGCAATTTGTACCCTTTCTGACATCCGGGCTGGGTGCAATCTCTTCGATCAGAATGATGTAAAAAAGTATGAAGCGTGTTCTATGGGCATTCTGGCTTTGAGAGAGGTTTCCGGAGTTGATAAAAATTAAGATTTAAGGAGATGTTTAGAATGATCAATATCAACCCGATGCTGCTGTGCGATTTCTACAAGACGACTCACAGTAAGCAGTTTCCGGCCGGCACTACCAAGCTGGTCAGTTATTTTACTCCACGCATGAGCCGACTGGATGGCGTGGATGAAGTCGTCGTGTTCGGCATTCAGGCATTCTGCAAGGATTATCTGGTGCAGTATTTCAATGACAACTTCTTCGACGAGCCAAAAGAAATGGTTGTCCCTCAGTACAAGCGTATCCTGGATGCGACCATTGGTAAGGATGCTTACGATCTGAGCAAGATTGCAGCGCTGCATGATCTGGGCTATTTGCCTGTTGAAATCAAAGCACTGCCGGAAGGAACCCGCTGCCCCATCCATGTGCCGTTTCTGGAGATGAGCAATACGCATCCTGATTTCGCATGGGTTCCGCAGTTCCTCGAATCTTTTATGAGTTCTGAGCTGTGGCATCCGATGATTTCTGCAACGGTCGGAACTCTGTATCGTGATATCGTGAACAAGTATTACGATGAAACCGTGGAGGATGGCGTGCCTCATGCTCGTGCTTTGGGTGATTTCAGTTTCCGTGGTCAGGAGTGTATGCAGTCGGCAGTTAAGTCAAGCGCCGGTTGGTGCCTGAGCTTCCTGAATACGGCCACTGTTCCTGCAATTCCGTATCTGGAAGAAATGTATCGCTGTAATTGTGAAGAAGAGCCTGTTGCGTTTGGCGCTGTCAGCACCGAGCATAGTGTGATGTGTTCTAACTTCGCTGTCGATGGCGACGAGATCACTTTTATCCGCCGGGCGCTGACCGAGCTATATCCGAATATGAGTTTCAGCATGGTGTCTGATTCCTATGACTACTGGAATCTGGTCGATAACATTCTGCCGCAGCTCAAGGATGAAATCACGGCTCATAACGGTACACTGCTGATTCGTGGCGACTCTGGCGACCCGGTCGAAATCGTCACGCAGACTGTCTATCATCTGTGGGATATCTTCGGCGGCACAGTCAACAGTAAGGGCTACAAGGTGCTCGATCCTCACGTGAAGGCCCTGTATGGTGATTCTATTACGGTGCAGCGGTGCGAAAAGATTTATACCGAACTCAAGGCGCACGGTTTCGCTTGTAATAATGTCAGCCTGGGCGTTGGTTCCTTCTCCATGCAGTGTATCGAGCAGAATGGCCAGTTGAAGCCGTTCACTCGCGATACTTTTGGCATGGCTGTGAAGGCAACTTATGGCGTTGTCAATGGCAAAGAGATTCAGATCTTCAAGGACCCCAAGACCGACACTGATCACTTTAAGAAGAGTCTGAAGGGTATGTGTTATGTCACTAAGGATGATTCTGGAAAGCTGGTTTGTACTGACGGCCTGATGGATCACGCTGCTCATTCTGACGGAAACATGCTGCAAACCGTATTCCGTAATGGCGCGATGGTCAAGGAATACAGTTTGCAGGAAGTCCGCGACCGGCTGTGGGAAGGAAAGTTCTGATGAGCGGTTCAAGAACGTGGATGGGCGAACCAGAGCTATTATACTTCATTGTTGATGGTAAAGCAGTTGCGTGTGAGTGTCGAAATGAAGCTAGAAAGCTTATTCAAAATGGATTTTTCAGAAAATATGGGTATGGCAATGTTATAGTTGTGAATCCTGCTTTTGAAAAATTCAATCTAAATAGTCCGAGAGCTGCACAGTATTTTGCAATTAAAAATTTAGATAAGAGGTGAGTTTATGGCTGTAATTATCAAAGAGGGCAACGTATTTGATTCTGATGCTAAGATCATCTGTCATCAGGTGAATTGTCAGGGCGTTATGGGGTCAGGTGTTGCCAAAGAAGTTCGTGAGCGGTATCCAAAGGTGTACGAGGAATATCACACTTACTGCGAAAGCAACAAAGATTGTCCTGAACGAATGCTGGGTGTCGCTCAGATGGTTCCAGTTGATAAAAAAGGTTCTCGATGGATCGTCAATTGCTTCGGTCAGAATACCTATGGGTATGATAATGGTAAGCAGTACACATCTGTTGGCGCTCTGTCGGAAGCATTCAAAGAAGTGGCCAAAATCGCCAAGGCATCAGGAGTCAAAGTGGCTATGCCGTATGGAATCGGCTGTGTTCGTGGCGGCGCAAAATGGCTACTTGTGAAAGAAATCATCGATTTTACATTTAAAGACGTTGACGTGGAACTGTGGAGATTGGAGGGTAAATAATATGCGCAAGTGTGAACGCAAGTATGCATTTGATGCGGCAAAAACAAAGGATGAAATCGTCGAATGGATTCGGGATTATTTCCGCAAGAATGGCCCCGAGTGTAACGCTGTGGTCGGTATTTCTGGCGGCAAGGATTCCAGCATTGTGGCAGCTCTGTGCTGTGAAGCTTTGGGTAATGGCCGCGTGATCGGTGTTTTGATGCCGCAGGGCGCTCAGAGTGATATCGATGTGGCACGTGAACTGGTCGCTCATCTGGGAATCCAGTCTCATGAAATCAATATTGCCGAAACTGTGAACGCATTATTGGCTAATGGCCGGGCGGCGGGTTTGTGCGATTCCAAGCAGGCTCGTGTGAATCTGCCGGCGCGAATCCGTATGGCGACCCTGTTCATGGTATCTCAGAGCAGGAATGGGCGAGTGGCTAACACTTGCAATTATTCGGAGGACTATGTCGGCTGGGCTACGCTATTTGGTGATGGCGCTGGTCAATTCAGTCCTCTCGGTAAGCTGACCGTAACCGAAGTTAAGGCGATCGGTCGTGAACTGGGTCTTCCTGAAAAGTTCATCGAGAAAGCACCTGCAGATGGACTGACTGGCAAAACCGACGAGGATAATTTCGGCTTTACTTACGACTTCCTCGACAAGTACATTCGCACTGGTGATTTCGGCGGTGACACTGCAACTGCAGCCAAGATCGATCGGATGTACGATGCCAATGTGTTCAAGCTGTTGCCGATGCCGGTGTATAACCCTGACGTTTACGAAGTTGAGTGGTAACAGGAGGATCTAATGATGGAAAAGGTTGATATCCTTGTCGTTGTTGATATGCAGAACGATTTCGTAACCGGCGCTCTTGGTACTCCTGAAGCTCAGGCCATCGTGCAGAAGGTAGTGGAGAAGATCAAGAACTGGAAGGGCGAAATTCTGTATACCAGAGATACGCACTTTGAAAACTATCTCGAAACTCAGGAAGGAAAGCATCTCCCGGTAAAGCATTGTGTACAAGGTACATGGGGCTGGCAGCTTGTTGATGCGGTTGACGCGATGATTCCCGATAAGGAGAATTGTTCTATTTATAATAAATTCACTTTTGGTTCGAACGGTTTACAGGAGGACATCCGTATTTATGGAGCTATAACCGAAAGACCTGGGCTGGAAGTTAATTCTATCACCTTGATTGGTCTCTGTACGGATATCTGTGTGATTTCGAATGCGCTTCTGCTCAAGGCAGTGCAGCCTGAAGTCCCTATCATTGTGGATGCAAGCTGCTGTGCCGGTGTCACTCCTGAGTCTCATAAGAATGCACTCGCCGCCATGAAGATGTGTCAGATCGAAATTGTAAACGAGTAAATCGTAAATGCCAGGTGATTGGCGGTACTGGGGCAGACATAACCGCCGCCAGAATAATTTGCAAAGGAGAATGGATATGAACGAAGAAATCGAAAAGAAGCAGACTGAACTTAAAAATGAGATCTATGAAGATCTGAAGAAATATCTGACATGGGATGATTATATCAAACTCACCCAATGGCTGAACGAACATAATTTTTGGGTAGCTCCTGCATCTGCAAAATATCATGGTTCTCATCCATGTGGTTTAGCCGAGCATAGCATTGCTGTTGTGAAGGCTCTTGTTTCGTTGACAGATAAATTAGGACTGAAATGGGAAAATCCACGTTCTCCGTATTTAATTGGGCTGCTGCATGACGTTTGCAAAACAGATCAGTATCTTTATATCCCGTATACAGGAACGTATGAGTATCTAAACGATTCTATTTTCAGTCATCACGGCGAAAAGTCTATCTGCATGTTGGCGAGTATTATCACATTGACTGAGGAAGAAGTCGCGTGCATCCGCTGGCACATGGGCGCGTATGAAACCGACACGAACGAGTGGAAGTATTACAATAATGCCATCGGGCAGTATCAGAACGTACTATGGACACATACCGCTGATATGATGGCCAGTCATATTGCTGGTGTATAAGGAGGAATTTTATGTCACCCTGTTTGTTATGTGCCGAAAAGAACTGTCACAACTACCCATGTGCGATCTGTGAGGTCGTCAATGGCAAGCTGCAGGATAATTTTGTAATGCAGACAGCAATGAAGAATAAAGCGGACTGCAAGAAATTCATGGTGCGTCTTTCAGTAGAGCTTCAGCAAATCGGCAAGATGAAATCCAGGAGCTGGACGGATAAAAACAACTGGCGCGGGTTCCCGGCGGGCTGGTTCAAGCATGATGATCTGGTTTCGTGGTTGCTCTGTCATTGTTAAAAGGAGATGGCAAGATGGGATACACAGTATATATTACAGCAAATCGCTATTACGAAGTACATATCAAGGATGCAAAAGATACAGACGATGCAATGCAGCAGGCTCTGGCAAAGTATGATAACGGAGAGATCGAAAGCTATGAGGATGAGTTTGAATCGGCGTTCGCGGAATCGGAGGATGATTGATTGGCAAGCAAGTGGCAAACCTGTCGGCTATCAGAAACTCAGGATCGTCGGGTGAAGTTGACCAAGGCTAAGAAAGAAGAAATCGCCCGTAAGTTTGAAACCGGCGAATACTCACTCCGGGGTCTGGCGCGGGAGTACAATGTCTCGCACAAAACGATTTCGCTCATTGTTGATCAGCGGGCAAAACGAAAGAACGATGAATACAACAGAACGCACTGGATGTATTATCGCCCAGATGCAGAAACAATGCGGGAAGCGCACCGAAAATCAAAAGAATATAAAAAGCGACTATATGAAAAAGGAGAGTTAAAATAATGGGACAGCGGCTGGTTATTACGGTTCATGCGTTTGACGAGGATATCGCCACGATCTATTATCACTGGTCTGCATATACAACCAGCGCACTGGACGAAGCTCAGAAGATCCTTAAAAATGTCAAATGGGAAGATACCACGTCAAAGGACGAATTGATTCTGCGTATCGTTCGCTTCATGGAGTCCAATGGAGGCTGCATCGATTTTGAGGATAAGCCGGAGTTCGATAAGCGCTTCCCGAATGTTAAGTTTAAGGACGATGGCTCCCGCAATGATGGTCTTGTTGCAATCTCTGAGCAGGTAATGGATAAGCAAAAATACTGGTCTGAGGGCGATCTGATTATTGACTTTGATAACGAAATGATTTGCAACTCGGTTTTCTGGTGGTATGATTCGGACGAATCTTTGCGGGATGAACTTGGCGAGGATTGCGATATTGATTTTGACACTATTCCGGAGCTCAAGATCGATCCTGGCGAATTCTCGTTCGATGATCTTACATATATGATCGAGACGTTTACAGATGGCTATAGTTATCATCGCTATCATGGGGAAATCTGGGAAAGTATTGATGGTTGAGTGAGGTGATAAAAAATGACACGAGAAGAATTACAGCGTATCATTGATAGCAAACCGTATGATTTCCTACGCACCAATCCGAATCTGGGCAAGCAAGTGATGTTTTTGACCATTGGTGGCAGCCATGCTTATGGAACAAATGTGGAAGGGTCAGACGTTGATATCCGGGGGGTCGCACTTAACACAGAACATGAGCTGCTTGGCATGGACACGTTCGATCACTGGGTCGATGAAACTACTGATACAACGGTATTCAGCTTCAACAAAGCAGTTAAGCTCATGTGCAGCGGTAATCCAAATATGTTAGAGCAGCTTGGAAATGCTGACGATCTTGTCATCAGCTATCATCCGGCCACAAAGCTTTTGATGGATAATAAGAAGTTGTTCCTGTCCAGACAGGTCGTGTATTCGTTTGGTGGCTTTGCAGATAAATTGTTCAAGAAGGCAGTCACTTTGGGCGAATGGTGTAATCAACACCCAGAAGATCAGATCACAAAGAAGCGAATGAACAAAACCATTATGAATATGATTCGTCTTTACCTTATGGTCTTTGATATTCTGGAAAATGGTGAAATCATTACGAATCGGGCGGAGAACCACGACCTGTTGATGATGGCTCGAAACGGTGAATTCCAGGCTGCTAACGGTTATATCAAACACGATGTAAAAGATTTCCACAAAGAATATGAAAAGCGCCTGCAGTACGATAAGGCGAACACTGCTTTGCCGGACACCATCGATAGAAACCGTGTCAACGAGTTAGTTGTGACTATCAATCGAATGGCGCTAACGGTGATGTAAAATGAAAATCGAAGACTATTCGCCAGATGAATTGGCTGAAATTTTTAAGGAAGAACTAGATCGTCTTGATATCCCATATCATTATGATCTGGACGCGGAAGTGAAATTTGCGCCATTGATGCCTGATGAACCGATTTTAGAAGTGTAATTTATTGGACTATTAGGATGATATAATTATAGGAAAGGAGTATACCCTCCACGGATGAGGGTATGAAAATTGAATATGTTGAAGCTGTCAGTGTCGAACGCAAACAGCAAGATGGGGAGTATCAAGTCGATCTCGATGCCCCGTATCAAAACCTGTGCTCCAGGCGTTCCGTGCGCAAAGACGTGCTATGTCAGTCATTTCGACTGGCGAACTACAGTGCGAAACGCCTATGACAACAACTTGAATCTGTGGTTAACAGACCCTGACGGCTTTGAAATGCAGGCAACTGCAGCCGCTTATGGGTCTTTTTATTTTCGGTGGCATGTCAGTGGAGATATCGTGGATGAACGGTATTTTGATATGATGTGTCGCATCGCCAATAAACTGCCTCGTACCCAGTTCCTCTCATTCACAAAGAAATACGACCTTGTTAATGCATTTCTGGATAAAGGCGGTATAATTCCCTGTAATTTACATATTTTGTTTTCTTCCTGGCCAAGTTATACTATGAATAACCCACATAATCTTCCAATTGCCTACGTCTCTTTTAAGGACGGGACCTGTGATGCTCCTGCTACTGCTTGCGAGTGTTCTGGTCACTGCGAGGACTGTGCTTATGCTGGCAAGAACTGTTGGGTCATGGGTCGGGGCCAGTCCGTTGTTTTGAAAGAGCACTAAAGGGTTTTACAGATCCCTATTATAATAATGTAGGAAGGACGTGTTGATGTGAGCTACATTCTCGCGAATGGAACAACTTACATTACAAAAAAGACAAATGGTAAATTTACCCAAACCTATAATATGAGCTGTGCTTCTACATATTCGAATGAAGCGAAGGCGTGGAATGTGTTATCGACGCTGCCAAGAGCATATCGAGAAAATGGATATTTACCAAAACGAATTGATGATACTCCTCCATCACCTGTTGAGCAAGAGCCGGTAGTAGAACAACCAAAGTCAAAAGAAGAAGAGCGGGGGACAGTCTTGGGGGCGGTTCAAAAACCAGGGGCTGTTTCGTATCCGGTTGTAGATTCAGAACAGCTTGCCGAGTTCAAGAGCAATTTAAAAATCGTAGACAAGACGCTTGGAGAGCTAAAGGATACATATGCGAAAGCTTATCAGGACTTGACAGATGCGAGCAACGAGATTTTGGATATCGAGCACGCAATCGAGCTAACTCGTCCGAACGCGGTAAAGAAGTGTTATTTGGAATCAGAATTGAAGAAAGCTCTTAAAAAGCGAAGAGAGAGTAAGGATACGATGGCCTTGGTTGAAATGGTGATGAAATTTGAACTTGATGATTGGGGCGGTGGAAAGTTAACTGCTGAACTATTTCGTCTCGATAGTCGGTCATATCTTCCAAGATGTCGGCCAGATCTATTTGAATAAGATCACTATATAAATTACAAAGGAGAGTTTATTATGAGTGGAGCAGTATCGTTTGTTTTAGGTCTACTGGGGCTTGGAGCTTCTGGCGCGGTAAATGCGAAAAACGGAATTGAACAGATGAAAAAGCAGGCAGAGCTGGATCAAATTTATACAGCACAAGCCACTGACCGGTCAAACCCGGAAATCCGCCAGATGCATGATCGCGTTCGAAAAGAATGGCATAACATTCCAGATTGTCATCCAAATTGTCTTGGTAAATGGCCACACGATTATTCTGACCGTATGGGTCCCTACTATCAGACTAAGTTTTGGTTCCGCGATCATCTAAACGCCAAGGGTATTCCGTATGATGATGCTATTCTGGACGAGGTCTGCGGCGTAAACTATGAGAAGCTGACGAACAAAATGCTAGATGATGCTGTTCATGGCAAGAAACGTCGTGGCTGGTTCTAAACAATTAAAAGTTGTTATTTCGGGTTGAAATGCGCCATGTTTTATGGTAAAATAACAACCGAACTGAATTTGGTTAGAAAAACAGGACATCTTTTAGTTGTTTGGAGGGCAAAATGCGGATCACATATACTGCCCAGGAAATGTACGAACATATCAGGTCATGCGACATCATCGAGTTCTGGGGTAGCCGGAACGAAGAAAATGTCTGCATGATCAAAGCCAAGTCATCTTGCGTTGCATTGAGAAAAGGTAAGCGATACAGCTACATCAGTATCGAATGCCAGTTTGATCCTAGGTCAGACATCCTTTGTTGCTGCTGCAACATTACAGGTAACGTGTTCTCTTGTGAGGTTGAGAGGGGGAAAAAGTCGGAGCGCCTTATTATTTCATCCGATTGTGCAGAGGAGCCAATCACACTTTTTTTAAAAAATCTTTAGATTGGTATTGTAAAGTGTGAATGAGTGTGGTATAATAAGGACACAAAGTAAAACAGATGGTCAGCAAGGAGGTCATAATATGTTTAAGGCTGGCTCAAGTGTCCCAAAAATCGGTGAGATTCGTCTCGGTTATGTCGCAGATGTTAAGCAGGAAGGAAAAACTGTCCATAAATATTATGGCGTTCATCCTTATCTGATCGTCAGTAACAACATCTACAACAAAAACTCTGGCCAGTGTGAGGTGATTCCATTCACCACAAAACGCTGGAACAGCCGCAACCCGGTCCATGTTGATTTTGGTGTGGGTGAAGTCGATGGCTTACCGCATGAATCCACTCTTGTGATCGAAGGCCGCGATACACTGTTAAACTCTCAGTTGAGCGAACCAATCGGAACGTTCTCTGATAAGAACTGGCAGCGCGCAGCGAACGCCATGGTGATCCAGTGTCCGATGCTTGCGGCGGCATTCAGTACAAATCTGGTCTCTGCATCATAAAATCTACGATTCTGTTTGCAAAATCTTCTTACATAGTGTACAATGAATCTAATAGTTCATATACCGACCCACTGTGTAAGGAGATAGCAAGCGATGAAACAGAGTGCGGAATATTACAATGAAGAGCTCAAGACCAGATTTATTCTGGATAAAATGTGCGAAAAAGATTCAAACGGAGATCCAGCCAAGGATTCCGCTGGAGAATATATCATTCTTGCTAAGAGTAAGAACAGGTATAACAAGGTTCGCAGCATTTTTCATAAGCTTGCCGCGTTCGAACAGAAGTATGAGAAAGACTTTTATGAGATCGAGTCTGACAAAGACGAAGAATTTATAAACGATCTGTTCTCGAAGTGGATCTCCGAACTGAATGAAAACTACAGCATCTTTGTGTTGTCTATTTTCAAGCAGTATATTATGTGGTGCAGAGATGAGGGTTTGCTCTCAACGCAGCGGTACTATCAGCATCCGTTCTTTGACATGGAAATGTCCGGATGGAAAAAGAAAGATACCAGTTCCACCTTCCGCTCTGAGCGTGTAAAGAACCAGCTGGAAGCCATTGCAAACAAGAGTACCGATGAATTGGCTGAAAACTATGTATTTCCATCAGAAGATGATTTCTTCACCTACGTCGTTTCTGTGTTCTCGGAAGAAGGGGCGATTATGACAGGTGCAATTATGTGCCTGCTGTATTACGGATTCCCGTCTGAAGAGATCCGTCTTGTCAAAAGAAAAGACGTTGATGTAGACACCAGAACTGTATGCGGGAAATATATCAATCACGATATTGCATGGTCGATCATCTGTAAGGCTAAAAACACGACCACATATTTCAAAAACCACGCAAGGGGGCAACTTGGGAAGTTAGAAATGAATCTTGGCGATGGTCCTTATCTTATTCGTACAAGCAGGGACAGTTCCAATGATAACCCTGTGCCAATTGGATACTTTAAGGATCTGTATCGAAGAGAAAAGAAGATCGTCGAGGGGCTTCCGCCAACATCTAACTATAAAAACATCCTTGTTAAAACAAGCACCATCAAAAACCTGCGCGAATTCTATGAGATCATGTCGGAAGAGCATGAGTATGGTATCGAATATGTCGCTGAAAAATTCAGACAGAACCAATATGATACGCCGCTCACATTCCGAAAGTATCAAATAATGCGCGAGAAAGCAAGAAAATTATAAAAATGAAGGGGCCTGACCAGCCCCTGAATTTTTCCTTTACCATTCACACTTTACACTGTCATTATAGAGAATAGGAGGTGATTGAAATGAGAAAGACGATTGCAGCCATTATTGTAACCGGCGTTTATCTGCTGACGAATCTGCTCAGCGGGGAAGCAGCTGGTCCGGTCGAGACATATCAGAGCTGGAGCGATGAACTAAAGTCGTATACGCAGTCGGTGTGTGACGAATACAATGTCGATTATTCGTTGGCGCTCGGTGTGATCTATAACGAAAGCAGGTTCCAAAGCGGCCTGACTCACGTGAATTCAAACGGCACAGTCGATTACGGTCTGATGCAGGTCAACGAGGTCAACTTTGATTATCTAAACAAGACGCTTGGCGTTCGATCCATGTCTGAATTGCTGGATGATAGAACAGGCATCAGATGTGGTGTTCAGCTGCTGGCGTATCACAAACAGTACACTGGTAACGATTCGGCGGCGCTTCTTCGCTACCAGATCGGAGCAGGGAAGTACAAACAGTACCTGAGGAAAGGTCGGTATACCAACCAGACGCATCAACAGGTGCTTACATATCAGAGCGAACTCGCTTCTTATCTGAATTCTTTACAGTAGGAAAAAGATCGGGCGGCAGAAAAACGTCTGTTTGATCTGATCAATCGGTGGAGTGAATCCACCTTTATATGCTGGAGTGGCGCAATGGCAGCGCAGGAAATTTGTAATTTTCAGGTTGCAGGTTCAAGCCCTGTCTCCAGCACCATTAGAACAGCGGGCAACCGCAGTCAAAGATTATAAATTACATAAGGAGAATGATTATGACTACTGAAACTATGACAATCCATCGTGGTCTGGCCGAGTTGAAGGTTCTGGAAAATCGGATCGTTAAGACGATTTCCGGAGCCAAGTTCTGTGCAGCAGCCAAGCAGAGCATGAAAAAGCTAAACGGTGTGCCTATCGAAGATTACAAGAAGGACGCACAGAGTTCTCTGGACTCCATCAAGGATCTGATTGCTCGTCACGATGCGATCAAGCGTGCGATCTCAAAGTCCAATGCAGAGACTCATGTGACCATTGATGGTGTTGTCTATACTGTTGCGGAGGCTATCTATATGAATCAGCACGGTATCGAGTTCAAGCGTGAGCTGCTCGCTATGATGGAGCGTCAGTATTCCAGCGCCATTGCCACGATCGAAACGACCAATGCCCGTCTGAGTGATCGTGCGGATGATTACACTAAGGGTCTTGCATCTGCTTCTGAAAAGAGCAACATGGACCCTGAGGCTATTCGAGACGCACGTGACAGCTATATTGAGCGCGAAACTATGGTTCTGATCGATGGTATTGACATCAAGAAGGCTAAGGATGAACTCGCCGCCAAGATCGATAAGTTCAAAGCCGAGGTCGATGCAGTCCTGTCTGCTTCTAATGCAATCACAGAGATCACCATCGAATACTGATCTCTCAGAAAGCACACTGTATTCACTGTCTATCGAAAATAACAAACTGTGATCGTTCGCTTTTTGCTGGTGACAGCACTGTTTTTGGCGAAATCAAAATAATAAAAAGCAAGTCGTCACTTATAAAAGGTGGCCTGATACGCCGTCATAATACAAGTGTTCTAATATTTTAAAGAACAATACTTGGTTTTAGGATTAGTCAAGAGGTTAAGACGCAACCATATAAAGGTTGTTACATCGGTTCAAATCCGATATCCAAAAACATCGAGCGCTATATCGCTCAATTATGGATGATGTACGGAAAGCTTAAAGTTTACGATTAAAGGTTAAAGGTTGAAAGTTCAAAGCTTAAACTCTTAGCTAAAGGTCAAAGAACAAAGCATACAGGTCAAAGATTTATAAAATCCATGGGCACAGGTTTGTGGATCGATTACATAAGTCCCGTTGTTTACCACATGGCTGGTAGATGGTGAGCGCCTTGGCAGGGGCGTAACAATACCTGCCGTTTATATGGAGCGATAGCTTAAAAGGGGAAAAGTGCTGGCGGCTACGGTCCACCAGAGATGCAGGGTTCGAACCCCACTCGCTTCAAAATTATGTCTACTATTCCTTGTCCTATGTAGCGGGGAGGTACCCCCTGCGAGAATCATAGTAGTGGCATAAAAAGGCAAGGTAAATATGGTTCTGTAGCTCAGTCGGTAGAGCAGGGGACTGAAAATCCCCGTGTCGCTGGTTCGATTCCAGCCGGGACCACCAATGTGTAAGTTGATTTGATAATTGAATTTGGTCGAAATCCTCCATAAAAAGGTTGTCCGCCAAGGTCGAAAAATCAACATGAATTCTCACCAAGATGATGTTATCAATGAAATTTGCAACAGGATTAGCGAGGTAGTCACACTCCTGATCAGGGGCTGATGTAGTAAGCTTGGTCAAACTGCGCGCCCTGACGATGTAAGATCCGCATTCCGAGCGCAACTGTGCGTGAGTCTCACCAACCCGAAAACAGTTTATATGGTCGTGTAGCAGAACAAAAGGTAGCACGGCAGGAAACTGCTTGATGTCGGTTAAACTCCGGCCACGACAAGTCCGAAAGTTCATTATGTTGTTGAAAGTGTACATCATCACATCATTCTGAAATGAGTAGGCATTTTATATGGGTCAGTATATCTAGTGGCGAAGATAGCAGACTGTAACTCTGTGACATTTGAAACATCGTTGGTTCGACTCCAACCTGGCTCACCAAGTAAGTGATTCTTAAATTGCGCAGAACAAAGGATTAGCCTTTTAGGGGCGGTTACTATTACAATGGCAGCCTTGATTATCGGTGATGATGCCAACTCGCGAGGGTGCGTAAGCCGACTTTTATATGCGATCGTAGCTCAATTGGTAGAGCACTTGACTTTTAATCAAGGGGTAGCGGGATCGTAACCCACCGGTCGCACCAGTATGAGCGCCCATAATTCAAAGGTAGAAGTCAGGTCTCTAAAACCTGTATGTGTTGTTTCGAAAACAGCTGGGCGTGCCAAACAAATTACATAACAGTATCCCTTATTTTATAGAAAGGAGCTAATCTTGTGAAACAGCAGCAAATTTACAAAGGCATCATAGGCCATCAGGGTTGGGGTGCTGATGAATTTGAACATCGATACGGACGTTGGAGTGGAGTTCGAAATAACTAGGCAAAGGCAAAACTTCGCGATAAGCGTCTTGCGAAGCACAGGACGAATCAAATCAGAAATGAACAAATTAAAGAGGAGCTCAACGATTATGGCAATGATCGATCCGCATGATGATGACTTCGGTGCCATTTGTAATTGTGCTGTTCGATACGCAGTCGGGCGCAGAACATATATGCCTGGTCTTGTGATCGATTTCATTACACCGCATCTGAGCGAGTTGACAGATAAAACGCTATGGTGCTTTCAGCGGGATCTATATCAGCGTCTGGATGAAGGGTTTGATTTTGGAGACGAGTTTGATCTTCAAAACTGGATGAGCTTTCTGGAAGATGTTGATAAAGAGATCGAGAAAAGAAAAACAGAGGGCGGATAACCCTCTTTTATATGCGGCAATGGCTGAGTGGTTTAAAGCGGTGGACTTGAAATCCATTGATGGTAAATACATCCGCGAGTTCGAATCTTGCTTGCCGCGTACTATGGCCTGTTAGTCAAGAGGTGAAGATGCTGCCTTTTCACGGCGGAGACATCGGTTCAATTCCGGTACAGGCCATTTTTTGAAAATTAAATATTGTGAGGTATCAAAATGAAAACGACGAAGAAAGATTGGATCTATCGTGTGATCCTTCTGATTCTGTTGGCGATTATCTGGGACATTGGCGCGGCTCTGACTTCGCCAATTTTTGTTCCACAGAAAGGCGCTGTATTTCGGGAATTTTTCCTGTTGATCCAAAATGGAACGATGTTGAAAGCATTCCGATATTCGCTGGTTCGCATTACGGTGGCAGCCGCTTTGAGTGCCGGCATCTCCATTCCTCTTGGCTGTCTGATGAAAATCTGTCGTCCGCTTCAAAAGCTGCTCTATCCAGCAATTCGAGCAATGCGGTTTTTGCCAGTCACTGCCTTCTATCCACTGTTGACTATGTGGTTTGGAATCGGAGAGAAAATGAAGGTCGCTTTCTTATTTGTAGCCAGCTTTGTGTTCATGCTTCCAAGCGTTTTAATCGCTCTGGATGATGTCAGTGATGATGTGATCGAGGCGGCCAGCATTGATGGAGCAGGGAAGTTTAGCACAGTAACACGAATCATCTTCCCAATCGCAGCACCTTCCATCTGTCAGTCATTCGCCACAATGTATGCCATCGGTTGGACCTATATCGCAGTGGCCGAGACAGTGAATGCGAAGTACGGTATTGGATATCTGATCTATACTTCGTCCGCTCGTGGCCGTACATCTCTGGTGTTTGTTGGTATTTTAGCCATTGTGATTTTCAGTATTCTGTTTGACTGGGTCACAAATATCTGTATCAAGAAGGCTTTCAAGTGGAAGTTTTCGTAAGGAGGACAACATGTCGCACGAAATTGAATTATGTGGTTGTTTGACCATCCCAGAAGATGCCAACTGGGATGAGGTTGCAGATTTGTTTCTGAACTTTGTCGAATCTCATGGCTGGTATTACGGTGGCGGTTTTAGTGAGATTCGAGATGGTTACTATGTGAAGCCGGACGGGACTAGTGGTGATCCAATTTATAAATCAAATAAGGAGAAAAATTATGGCACATGAAATTAAAATTATGGGATGTCTGAGTATTCCAGATAATACAAGCTGGGAGGAGTCAATAAGTTTATTTATTGAATTTATTGAGTCACATAATTTGTGCTATTGTGGGGATTTTGCTGAGATTCGTGATGGAAAGCAAGTAGGTTATGGCGTAATAAAAAAAGAAAACGAGGAGAAAAATTATGGCGAAGAAAAGTCTATTTGAAAAACTCGGTCTTGTTGAGGGTGTAGCTGCTTCTGAGTATGATATGCCGGATACCACGAATGAGCTTCGCGTTTGTAGTGGCGTCGGAGATCATTACATCAATGGAGATTTCCCAGAGGACGAACCGGTTCAGGTCGAGGTTCCTGAGGGCGACACCATTGATGTTCAGGCGGTTTACGAGACCAATGGTATGAATCCTGCAGACGCTGTTACTGTCTACAAGATCAAAGATGTGATCGATACATTCCCGTCTGAGATGCCCACCAAGACTAAGCGTGCTACGGTCAAAAACCTGATGACGACGCTTGGTTATGATGCGGCCGCGATTATCTCTGATGCGAAGCAGCGCAAGGAGCTTCTGCGGGCTGTCGGTAACGATAAGATGAATGCGTTGTTTGACGAGATGAAGAGCAACGACCAGCAGATCGAATCTATGAAGGAACAGATCGAAGCTTTGACGAATCGCAACGTTGAAGCTGGTGCGGCCATCGAAAAGATCACCAATACAGTTCAGGATGAACTTAAGATGATTTCTTCTATCGAGGAATTTATCGAAGAGGATAAGACGGAGCCCGCCGGGAAGGAGGTCGCCCAGTAATGTTTTCTTTCACGATTGCTGAGTTTACTTTTCTCTGTGTTGGTTTCGCTTTTGTTGGCAGTTTAATTCTGTTTCCGTCATTCCGTCAGCAGCTCAAAGCTCTTGCCGGTGGTTTCTTGCAGGTCTTTGTGCAGGATACAGCCAAGACACCAGATGGTGCCCGCGCTATCTATGCTCAGAAGATCGATGAGATGACTGAGAAATACACAGATGCCTGCAATACTCTGCGCGACCTGACGGGTAAGCTCAAGACGATTCAGGATAACTACGCTGTCTGTCAGAAGCAGGCGAAGGGTTACGATGAACGTGCAAAGGCTGCTATGAGTCGCGGTGATGAAGAGTCTGCAACTACTTACGCTCGTCTTTTACAGGAAGAGCTCGATAAAGCCGAGAACCTATCTGCTCAGTTCCAAAAAATGAAACCAGCGGCAGAAGAGGTCAAGGCAATCAAGGAAAAGCTTGAAAATCAGTTGGCTGCTTTGAAGCGCGAAAGCAAGGATGTGGTAGCCGAATTGAAGGCGAACGAACAGGTGGCAGATGTATATTCTAATCTGGATCGTTTGCGTGCCTCCACTGGCACAGATAAAATGCTCAATGCTACTCGTGATGGTCTGCAGGAGAGTCGCGAAAAGGCAGCGGGCGCAAAAGTCCTGTATCAGACCAGTCGAGAAGGAAAGCTGGATAAGGCGGATGCAAACACGGCCGACTATAAAGTGAGTTCGTATCTGGATAGTCTTAAAAAGAGCAATCCAAACGTAACAACTTACAGCATTCCTGATCTGAACACCCTCACAAAGTCTTCTGGATTGAACACTCAGTCCAAGAAATAAAATCAAAAATTAAATAGGAGAGAATAACATGTCTAAGTTCAAATTGACTAAGGCTGGCCGCGCTGTTGTTGGCGTGGTTCTTGCGCTGGCTGTTGCTATTGGTGTCGTTGGTGGCATCAAGGGCGGTGTAATCAAGTTCGACAAAAAGAATCCGACTGCATCTAAGCCGGGTGTATCTGCTGGCACGAACAAGCCGTCTACTACTGCCGAGGATGACACAATCAATCTGTCTCTGGACGAGTGGGCGGGATGGTTGAGCTGTATCACGGCAAATGGGGGTCTCACCACTCAGCCCGGCTCTGTATTTGACCAGCTCGGCATCAAGGTAAATATCAATGTCATCAACGACGCTACTGAGTCCAGCAATGCACTGATCTCTGGTGATCTGCAGGCCGCTGGTTATACTACGAACCGTGTCGCATTCTTGTCTCAGAAGTTTACGGATGCCGGTAAGAATATCATCATGCCGGTGTTTACCAACTACAGCTATGGCGGCGACGGTATTATCGCTTCCACTCAGTTTGCGGATGTGAATTCGTGGGTCAATGCCAAGATCGGCGTTCCTGAATTCTCTGAGGCCGAAACCCTGGTCGCTTGGTTTGTCAATAATTCCAACCTGTCCGATGCGGATAAGGCAACTATCATGGACAACCTGATTATGTTCGGTACGGCAGATGATACTGCTAAGGCATACTTTGCTGGTCAGATCGATGTGGCCGCAACATGGGAGCCGTACCTGACTCAGGCCAAGACCTACACCAACAGCACGGTCGTCTTTGATACCAAGTCTTCTTCCTCTCTGGTTATGGACGGCATTGTGTTTGATGCAGATTGGGCGGCAGCTCACGAAGATACTGTCAAGAGGTTCGTCAAGGGTATTCTGATGTCTTATGATCAGCCCATCAACTATGACGCAGCTCGTGAAGTATTCCCGATGTACTCCACTTCCAGCGATGCAGATATTGACGCTACTTATGCCAACGCAAAGATGGCTAGTTGGAAGGATAATTACAACATTCTGAACGATACCGCTCCCATGATCTATAACCAGATGTGCGATATCTGGGAGGCTCTGGGCGAATCTGTCAATCGCGACCTTGTGAATACGATTTTCGATACCACTTATATTGACGCTCTGAAAGGTGATTTTAAGTCTACTTCTGCGGCAAATGCTACCACTAAGGTGACTGTAAGTGACGAAATTCGCGCTAATATCACCCAGCAGGTCACTGATAATCTGGATTATGATTCTATGCTGAGTAAGACCGCCAATGTAACATTTGTCCCGGATTCTTCTGTGTTTACCGATCAGGCAAGCGCCGCCTCTGTCCTGAATGATTTCGTGGATATCGCTAAGACTCTGGATGGAACTATGATCGTTATCAATGGCAATATCAATGCAGATAACCAGACTGATGTTGGCAAGCAGCTCAGCGCCAATCGCGCTCAGACTGTTGCAAATTATCTGGCATCTCAGGGCATTGATCAGAATCGATTGATCATCACTGGCTCCGGTAATGCAAAGTATCAGGCTGATAAGGCTGCTGGTACTCTGAGTGGTGATGCAAGCGTGTACCAGTCTACGGACATCAGTTTCCTGCGAATTGAGAACTGAGGTGATTCAGATTGATCTGGATTGAAATCAGTAAAGCAATTTGGATTGTGGGCGGATTGATGCTGGCTTCTTTTGCAGCTGGCTATCTCTTCCATGGTCCATCTCCTAAGATTTAAAACTCCAGGCGGTGCTCAGGTAGCACTGAGTGCCGCCTTATATGATGCGTCGTGGTGAAGCGGTGAACACAGTGGAATTTGACTCCATCATACGCAGGTTCAAATCCTGCCGGCGCAGCCAGAAAATAAATTAAAGGAGAGCACAAAAATGACCACCCCAGAAGAACTTACAACAGCACTAAACGATTTCATTACTGAATGTTCTCGTAATCATTATATTTGCAAAAAATGTAAATACAATTCTGTTTGTGAGGACTTCAGTTTTGCAAACAAAGACCCTAATGACTGGGGATATTTTGGAGGAGAACATTTCGGATTAACAGAAAAGGAATGGGCTGAACTATTTTAAATAGGAGGAATCAAAAATGGTTACAGAAGAACAACTTGAAGCAGCTCTCCGAGACTTTATTAGCAATTGTAAAGGAATTGGAACCGCTTATGATACTCATTGTTTGAAATGCAGATATCATTCAGTGTGCGACCGATTGATAGTATGGGAAACTAATGCTCCTTGCGATTGGGAACTTTATCCAAAGGAGGAATCTCAATGACAACACCTGAACAACTTGAAGCGGTCATCAAAGATTTTATCTATGAATGTGAAAAGCAAAATGGAACAAGTGATAGCTGCGGAGAATGTATGTATTACGATTTCTGTGCTCGATTTTACACTCCGCATTGTGATTGTCCAGATGAATGGACGATTTACGATAAATCAAGTACGATCCCGTCCTGAAAGGAGCCGCTATGAAATATTCGTTCGATCGTTTTAACAAGTTCACAAAAGAAAACGAAGGCATCAGCGAGGTATGTCATGCAAGGGTGGCAGCAAATATCGGCTGTGAAGGCTGTAAATTTGCGCCCGCCTGCAAAGAATTTTTTGAAAAGGAGTTTCCAGATGGCAGTTTACATGACAGGTGATATCCACGGCGACCCGGGACGATTTTATAACCTGAAAAGTTTCTGTAAATCGCATTCAGACGCAGAATGGTTTATCTGTTTGGGTGATGTCGGTTTGAATTATTATGGCAAGGATCACCCGCAGGAGATGTATATCAAGAATATTGCGGATGAAATCCCTGCAAAACTGTTCTGTATTCATGGCAATCACGAGCGGCGTCCTACCGAAGCAGATGGATACAAACAGATCGATGTCACAGAGGGTGCGATTCAGGGGCCGATGATGTGGCACGCAGAACATCCCAATCAGTATTTTGCCATCGACGGCGCTGTATATACGATACAAACATCGGAGCGTACATTGACTGCACTTGTTTGTGGTGGAGCTTATTCAGTTGACAAGTATTATCGTCTGCGGCGCGGTTGGCATTGGTGGCCGGACGAACAGCCAAATGAACTCACGAAGGGACTGGTACGGTTGATGGCAGCGGAAAAACAAATCGATATCATGCTGACCCATACCTGCCCGCTGCGGTTCGAGCCAACTGAGCTTTTTATCTCTGGTATTGATCAGAGCACAGTGGATCAGTCAACAGAACATTTCTTTGATGAAATTTACTCTTTGTTCCCGGCGTATCGTAAGCCGATGTGGTACTTTGGCCACTTCCATGGAAATAAATACACGGATGATTACGTGATGCTCTTTGATGACATCATGGAACTGAAGTGAATTTATAAATAGTAAATCGAAAGGGGAGTACAGATGCTGTATGGACGTGCGTCTCCTGATTTGATTCGATAGCATTTCGTCAAATTAGATAGGAGAAAACAATATGACTTGTAATTTTTGTGGTAAGACTCTGGACACCTGCGATGAGACCAATCTTGGTAACCTGGAACTGCCTTTCTTCTACGGGAGCAAGCGTGATGGGGACTATATGAAGTTCTCTCTCTGCTCTGGCTGCTATGACAAGCTGACAGATGAATTCATGTCCAGATGCAAACACAAACCCCTCGTTGTTCCCTTTGCCCCCAGGGTGCCGGAGTGGGAACATAAGACTACTGAAGAATCCGATTATTGATAACTGATTACATAGGAGGTACATATGGCAAGTAAGGAAAATAACGTTTACTCTCGCTTTAGTTTTTGCGGAAAGGTTACTGTTTCCAAAAAGGTCCCGTTCGTGAAGCGCGACACTTACGACAAGGGTGAGAAGATCAGTATTAACTTTGGTATCAAAGCCGGAAACAATCTCGGTTATGTCAAGCTGGAAGGCTTTAAGAATGACGAGATCAAGACCATGGATACTGACCGAAACAATATCGAGGTCGCGTGGAGTGATCGTCTGGACGAAGATGTGATCAAGACTGTTGCCAGCACCAAAAAGTTCACAGTGAATCTGGGCGAGCGCAAGGAGTTCATTACCGAGTGGGATATGATCGAGTATCTGGAGTCCGCTCTGGCCGGTTATGAAGACGATATTGTTGTCACTGGTAAGTTCGTTCTGCGTCCCGGCACCGGTAAATACAAGGATCAGGTTTATCGCGAGTATCAGATCCAGAACGTGTACATGCCCGGTGAGAAGGAAGTTCCTCATCTGACTATGAATCTGGACCTGTACTACGACAAGGACAGCATGGATACAACCACTCTGAAGGATGACGGCAAGATTATGATGCATTGCTACACTCCGATGTGGTCTAAGGTAGATGGCGCACAGAAGATGTTCCAGATCGACACCGTGTTCAATACAGCTGTTTTTGATATGGACAAGCCGAAGCACAAGGCAATCCACGATTACAAGATGCGCTATCTGGAAACCAAGTCTCGCAATCCTGTCCATATGAACTGGCAGATCGCAGTCGTCAATGGAGCTGAAGAGGTTCCGTTTACTATGGACAGTCTGACCGAACAGCAGCGGGAACAGGTCGAACTCGGTATCTCTAAGATGGAAGATTTTAAGCCGCGTGGGAACATCCTCGGTGATCGGGAAAAGGAGCTGCGTCTGGTAAAGCCTATCCTGACTGGCGAGTTTGAGGAGTGCAAGACTGCAGCTGATTCTGGTTACACTGCTCGTGAGTTCGAGGATGAGATCTGGACACCGGTGGTTGATGAAAGCGTGGACGATATGATGAAGGGCGGCTCCAAGACCAAGACAAAGGCAAAGGCTGCTCCAGCAGTTGAGAGCCAGGCAGACGACGAGGACGATATCGACACCATGTTTTGATTCTGTCGATTTACCATGGAATGAAAATTAAAAAGGAGAATACATAATGGGTTTTAAAATCAATCGTATTAAGGCAGACCTTGGCAGCTATCCTCATTATATGCTGCTCGGAATTCGCAAGATCGGTAAAACTACTTTCATTCGTGACCTGATCAAAGAGAAGTATGGTGACGCAACCAAGGGTCTACTGATTTCCTGTGGCGCTGAGAATGGTTACCACGCTCTGGATGATCTGCAGGTTGAAGAAGCGAAGGTTTTCAATCAGGATTACGACGAAGAGACCGACAGCCGTGGTTTCATTCAGATTGTTGATGATATCGTTGAGAACAATAAGGACTACGGTATTAAGCTGGTTGCAATCGATACCTTGGATTGTCTGTATGATATCGCTGCACAGGAGGCCATTCGGTTGTCTCGTAAGGAGACCGGTAAGCCGTGCAAGAGCATAAATGATGCATTTGGAGGTTACGGTCGGGGACTTGACCGTGTGATTGCACTGATTCAAGAGCAGATCACTCGTCTGGAAGATGCCGGTATCGCCGTGTTTATCTTGTCTCACGTCAAGGAAAAGACTCGTATTGATATGGTCACTAGTGAAGAGTATCAGGTTTGGACCAATAACCTGATGGATAAGGTGTATGGTGCTATTGCTGACACCGCCCAGATGGTTATGATGGCGGTTTTTGATCGTGAAATCAAGGATAAGAAGGTTACTGGAGAAAATCGTGTCCTGTATCTGCGTGCTACTGCAAGTCTGGATGCTGGTTCTCGTTTCCATGGTCTGCCTGAAAAGGTTCCTTTCACCCCAAAGGCTTTTGTCGAAGCGTTTGAAGAGGGCGTTAAGAACTCTGCCACTATGAAGCCGATGACTGACGCTGATATGGCTGCCCGTCAGAAGGAAGAGGCCGCACAGCAGGAAAAGACGGCAGAAATCGCTCGTCGTAAAGATGCAGAAAATCGTGCTGCAGCTCAGGCTGAAGAGGACGAGCCTCACCGTGCCGAGTGGATCAGCGCTATCCAGGATCGTTTTGGTAACGCTTCTGCCGATGTTAAGGCTCAGATCAAGGCAATCCGCGATGAGGTTGGTCTTAAGTTCTCTGATCCGGAATTTCCTATTGACGCATTAAAACGCGTTTATTCTTTGGTCTAACCATTCACACTTTATATGGTCATTCTGAAGTAAATACGCAGGGCGGGATGGTGGGTATGTCGAGGTAGGAAATATGGCAAAGGAACCTACAGTTAAATGTATGGCTACCGGGGTGCAAGGCCCCAGAAGTCAATTTTATAAAGCGCCAAACAATCGCTACTTTCAATCGGAAGCGGTTTATCAGGCGTGGTTGGCCGGGCGGCGCAGGGAAAAGGCGAAAAAGAATAAGCCAGCTCCTCAAAAGAAGCCAGGCCGCACGATGGAATCTTATAGGAAGCTATGCGATACGATTGCGGATTTTATTGGATATGACCCGGAAAATGGCCAGCCAATGCCAACAATCGTATTTCGCAGGCTGAAGGAACTGGATTTCTACTCGGATGAAATCATTCAGCAAACCATGGATGAAAACGAAAAGTCGATTCGGTGGGCAATGCAGAATAAGAAGTTCGAGGATGACGCAGGAAAGTGTAGTTATCTGATGGCGATCATTCGCAACAATATCGGCGCTGTTTACCGGCGTGAAAAAGATAAAGCAGAAAAGACTGTTAAGAATAATGCAGAACCAAATCTTGACACAATGATCGACCTGTCAATGATCGGTACTACACACAAAGGAAAAGATGTTAGCAGCTTGCTAGGAGGTGACGATTTATGGATTTAACCAAGGCGATTGAAAAGATCGAAGCAAATCGTGTACAGGCCGAAGCAAGCTTTGTTTTTTGTCTGTGGAAAGATCCCCAGCGATACGACGATTACAAAAACATCAACGAAGGAACAGATAAAACCTTGATCTGTGAAGAACAGGTCTTCTATTTCATGGTCGGTCGCGGCATTCGTCGGCAGGGTTTTTCTAATATCGATAATATCACTCTCGATACATATCTGGCGGACAAACCAACACTCCGTCGGCACTACGAAGAGCTGAACGGCTGGCGTGCTTGTAAGGCGATGATGGATCTGGTCGATCCAGAAAATACGGACAGCTATTATAACCAAATCGCCAAAATGAATACGCTTAAAATCTTAGCCACCAAGTATGATGAGCTGCTCAGTCACCCAGAACGCTTTGATGATGCTACGAACGAAGATGTGTATAACACTTTCGAGCTGCTCAATAACAGCGTGGCGCTGACAACCGGCAACGATTCAAAGATCGAAAATCTTGTTGTTGATGAAAAATACATCCAGCAGTGCAATGCCGGCATGGATCAGGGAATCAGTTATGCAGCTGGAGCACCTCTATTGAATTATCTGACACTTGGAGCTCCTGTTGGGGATATGTATTTGTTTGCTGGCCACAGCGGCACAGGAAAATCAAGTTTTATCTTTGAAAATATGGTTCTCCCATTTGCAGAAGGCGGCACAGGCGTTGCGATTATTTCAAACGAGATGCAGAGCAAGGCATATAAAAATATGTTACTGGTTCACATCCTCACGAAAGAATTGGACTACTGGAAAATCACCCGTAAAAAGCTCAGTCTTGGCCATTTTAATGAAGAAGAATTGGAGATGCTTCGTAAAGCAGCAGCTATTACAAAAGAAAAGTATTCCAATATTCGCTTTGTAAAAATGTTCGAAAACGACACTTCTAAGGTGCTTCAGTACATCAAGCGTCTTGCAAGATCCGGTACAAAGGCAATCATCTATGACACCATGAAATCGGATGACGGTATTGACGATAAGATGTGGCAGGCATTGTTGATGAACAGCCGTCGCATTTTTAATACCGTTTCAAAAGAACAGGTCGCTATGATCTGCACTTTCCAGTTGGCATTACATACTACGAATCAGCGTTGGCTTGACGCAACTTGTCTGTCAAACTCAAAACAGATAAAAGAAGTGGTGGCTCAAGCTGTCTTTGCCAGGGCATGTTGGCAGGACGAATATACCGGTGAGAAATTTGATTGCAATCCCTATCGGCGGAATAAGGATAATCCAAAAATCAAAGAGCCATTCATCATGGATAAAGACAAAAAATATATGGTTCTTTTTCTGAATAAAACTCGTTCTGATGAAGATGGTCAAACTCTTCTTTATCAGTGGGATTCAGCTTGGAACCGTTGGATCGAAATTGGCTTCTGTACCATTGTGAATGACCATGGCCAATATGACCGCAGATAAATAAGAAGGGAGGCTTCGATATGAATGGATGTCAATGTATTAACGTCTAAGCTTGAAAATCAGCCAGACAAAATCATTCAGATCCTTGAAGCGCTTGGCTTTGAAAATATCAAGTTCAATCCTCTCAAAAATAATCTGCGGTTCGCTCGGGAAGAACAGCGAAATCCAACCAGTTGTATGCTCGATTGCGGCACGCTTCGATTCTTTGTTTTCTCTACAAACCAAAAGGGGAATCTTTTTAGTCTGATTATGGATGTCAAAAGATGTTCGTTTCCAGACTCTTTGAAATTCGCTGCACAAAAGGCTGGCATCTCAGAAGAAGAAGTCAACATCAAAACGCATTGGCCGTTCGGTGGATTCTTTTTAAAACTGATGCCTGATTATGAAGAAGAGATGGAAGATTTGAAAACGTACCCGGAGGAGACTCTGGAACCGTATGCTAACAAATACAATCTCCGCTTCATCAAAGATGGTATCAGCCTGGATACTCAGCAAAAATTCGGTGTCGGTTATGATGTGGAAACAAATCGAATCACGATCCCAGAACGTGCAACTGATGGTTCTTTGGTCGGCATTATGGGCCGCGCCAATTACGAGTGTGAACACGATAAACGCTGGTATCCATTGATCGCTTGTCCACGCAGTAAAACACTATTTGGATACGCTGAGAATTATCATCGGATTCAGGAAACAGGGAATATCGTTCTGTTTGAATCTGAAAAAGCAGTTCAGCAGTGCGATTCGTTCGGCTGCAATATTGCCCTCGCAACGTGTGGCTGTCATGTATCAGATACGCAAACCAAATACATCAAACGACTGCTGCCAAAGAAAATCATTCTGGCTTACGATGAAGGGCTTGAAGAAGAGCACCTGGTCAACGAATGTAAAAAACTTATCGTGAACAATCCGATCTTAAAAACTAAGGTCGGATACATTTGGCCTGATGGATTGATTCGTGAGGGCTCCAAAATGAATATCGCTGATCTTGGTAAAGACGCTTACAAAGAGGGAATAACAAAGTGTGTGAAGTGGGTAGAGGAGTGATGTAAATGGGACAAAGAGTAATCGCGCCAGAGCTGCAGGCACTGTATGACAAAGGGGCGCAGGTGTACAGCTATTCAAAGCTCGGCACCATCCATGATTGTCCGTATAATGCGTATCTTACATATATCGAAAAGCGCGAACAGTGTGCCAATGTGTACTCATCTCTTGGTACTGTGGTCCACGATACGCTGGAAGGAATCATTGAAGGGAAGAACACGGAAGCGGATATCGGTCCTGCCATTGAAAACGGTCTGGACGAACTCGATATGCTTGGGATTGATTTTCCCAAAACGAGAGATGGCGGCAATGGCATCCGCGATAAATGGATCTCAAACATGCGTTGTATGGCTCGTGATTGGGTTAGTCCAAAGGGTGAGTACGAAGTCGAAAAGCTGCTTATTCTGAAGCTTCGCGATGATCGCTATCTTCAGGGTTATGCGGATTTGATTCGTGTCCTGCCAGACGGGCGGCTGCAGGTGTTGGATATCAAGACTTCCAGTCAGTTTAAGGATGAAGATCTGCTTCACTATGGTCGTCAGCTTGTCGCGTACACTCTGGCGCTTGAACAGGCTGGGTTCAAAACGGCCGTTCCTTGTTGGATCATGGTGAAATACTGCAAGATTACATACGAAACCGGATTCGGAAAACGTGCAAAACCAGCCGAAAAGGTGCTTGATCGATGCAAAGTGGGTTACACGCTGCGGTCCACAGTTCGTTCCAAAATGAAAGCCGCCGGGTATGACAGTGAGCAGATCGAAATTGTTACCCAGGCATTTATCGAATCGAACGATATCAATGATCTGCCGGAAGATATTCGCTGCCAGTTTAAATTGACTACATATGTCAGACCGTATCCTGTCACCGATGAACTGCGCAAAGAATGCATCGACTACATAAACGAAACAGCGGACGAGTTCGAGGAGCGGAAACGCAGTGGCGAATGGCCTGCACGAGAGATTGAAGAAAAAAATGGCAGTCCCAATTTCTTCTGTACAAATCTCTGTGGTCATCGCAAAACCTGTGAACCGCTTCGGGATTGCATCAACAAACGGCCGTTTTATGCGGCAAAAGACCCAAACGTGGTCGGTATAGACGATTTGTTTTAAGGAGGATTCATGGAGCAAAACTATGTTGTATACCATTTGCACGACGATAAAGGTTCGCTCCTTGATTCTTGTACAAAATGGGAAGACTATGTTGATCTCGCTGCTTCTTACGGAATGAAAGCGATTGCTTCTACCAACCATGGTTACAACCTTAACTGGACTGAAAAGAAACAGTATGCAGAAAAGAAGGGGTTGAAGTTTATCGTTGGTTGCGAGGTATATCTTACTTCTGAGATATATCACTATCCAGAGATTCCAGACGAGGTTTATGAATCTTATCAGGGATGGGACCCGCAGGAAGCACAAGAGGAAATCGGTAAAATGATGGATGCTGAACGCTATAAAGTTCGCGACAACTTCCATACGATTCTTCTTTGCAAAAATGCTCGTGGTGTTCTGGAGCTAAACAAAATAATGGGCACATCTTATGATGCTGACCACAAGTATTATAAGCCGCGCATCACTTTTGAAGAGTTCTTTGGTCTGTCTGATAACATCATCAAAATCTCTGCCTGCCTGGCAAGTCCACTTCGTAAATACACGTCAGAATGTGATGGATTTCGTCAAGAAGTCTATGACAAACTATGCGAGACTTATGACTATTATGAGATTCAGTATCACGATTGTGACGATCAAAAGGAATATAACCAGTATCTCTGGGAGCTTTCTAAGAAATATCACAAACCACTGATTGCTGCAACTGATACCCATAGTCTGAATGCGTATAAAGCAGAGTGCCGTAAGATCCTTATGATGGGCAAGGGAATCGAATTCACTGGCGAAGACGAGTTTGATTTAACTTTCAAATCTTACAATGAACTAGTCGATGCGTTCACTGTGCAAGATGCGCTCCCTCGTGAAGTCTGGATGGAAGCAATCGAGAATACGAATCGGATGGCCGATAGTGTCAACGATTTCACTCTGAGCACAAAGGCACGATATCCCATTTTGACTGGGACCTCTGAATCAGATGCCAAGGTTTATATCAAACGAACCCATGATATGCTGAATGACAAAATTCATCGCGGTATCATTCCTGAATATGAAGTCGCACAGTTTAGGGCGGATGTAGAAGAAGAGCTTACAGTCTTCAAGAAAACCAATATGCTGGGCTTTATGCTTTCTATGAGCGACCTGATGATTTGGGGCAAAAATGAAGGTATTCCATTTGGACCAAGTCGTGGTTCTGTTGCAGGTTCTCGGTGTGCATTCGTCACAGACATTATCGATGTTGACCCGGCTCGCTGGAATCTGGTGTTCTCGCGCTTCTGTAATGAAAACCGTGTTGAGATTGGTGATATTGATATCGATGTGCCGGATGCTTATCGCCCCATGATTTACAACCACATCTTTGAATCGTTCGGCCGCGAGAAATGTGCATACGTTCTGGCTATGGGTACTCTGGCAGGGAAGGCGACAATCGACGAGATTGGACGAGCCCTTGCTAAAGTCTGGAAGCGAGAAAACCCAGATGTAGATGAATCCAAGAATCCTTATTCCCTTGATCGAATCGCAAAAGTGAAAAAGGAATACGATGTCAGCGCTGAAAAGTGCCGTGCGGATCATCCTGATATCTTCTACTATTTCGATGGATTGCAGGGAACAATCGTGTCGCTGTCTCACCATCCGGCTGGTGTCATCATCGCTCCAATCGACCTTTATAAAAGGTATGGTGTCTTCCAAGATAAAGACGGTCTACCTATTCTGTGTCTTGACATGGAAGCATCTCATGCAGTTGGTCTGGCAAAGTACGATATCCTCGGTCTTGATACAGTGTCTGTTATTGATAAGACCTGTAAGCTGGCTGACATTCCGTACCCGCACACTTGGGAAATGGATTTCGATGACCAGGCAGTCTGGGCAGATATGAAAACGTCTCCGGTTGGCATTTTCCAGTTCGTTGAAGACTTCGCTTTTGATTCGCTCAAAAAATACGATGTTCACAGCATCGCAGATTTGAGCTTGGTCACGGCAGCCATTCGACCCGGCGGCGCTTCTTACAGAGACAAGCTCTTCCGGCATGAAGCAAATCACAATCCGTCGCCTGAAATCGACGAGCTGTTAAAAGATAGTCTGGGCTGGCTTGTCTTTCAGGAACAGACCATTGCATTCCTCCAACAGTTCTGTGATATGAGCGGCGGTGATGCAGATAGTATTCGTCGTGCAATCGGTCATAAGAACAAAGCGGAGTTGGATGCGGCAATGCCTCGTATCCTGAACGGCTATTGTAATCACTCAACGAAGCCAAGAGAAACAGCTGAGACAGAAGCAAAAGAATTCTTGCAGGTTATCGAGAATTCGGCCTCTTATCAGTTTGGTTTGAACCATGCTACCGGGTACTCAATCCTTACATATTATTGTGCGTATTATCGCTATTACTACACTCACGAATTTGTAACGGCACTTCTGAACACTGCGGATACGCAAGAAAAAATCGTCAATGCGACCAAGCTTGCGAACGAACGTGGCATCCAGATCATGCCAATCAAGTTCCGCCATTCCAGGGATGAATATGTCTACGATAAGACAGATAAGAAAATCTATCAGGGAATGGAGTCTATCAAGTACCTGAACAAGCGGCTTAGTCGGGAGTTTTATAAGCTCCGCAACCATAAATTCGATTCCTTCATTGACTTGTTGTTGATGAACCAGAAAAGAAAAATTGCGGACAGTCGGCAGTTAGGGATTCTAATTGAACTTGATTTCTTTTCTGAATTCGGCAATCCCAATCAGTTGTTGGAACAGGTTGATATCTTCAATAACTTCCTTGATGCAAAACAGCTCAATAAGGGCGAGATGGACAAGCTTCTGTCTCACGACATCATGGCCAAACTGTGTGAGAAAGAGACCGAAAAGAAATATGTTAACGTAGACTGGATGAAAATCGTTCGGCTGCTCTGCGAAAAGACAGATACCGTAAAGACTCCTATTACTGACAGAATAAAGTATGAGGGTGACAACCTTGGCTACATCCAGCTTACAATGCCGAAGCTCAAAGATTCTTACATCTACGTCTTGGATATTGATGGTAAGTTCGCCAATAAAACTGTAAGCGCCTACGTCCTCAAAACCGGTCAACAGCGTCGGCTTAAGGTGAAAGGCCGCACTCTGGAAGCTGCCCCAATCGAGAAAGGCGACATCCTTCGCATCGATGAAGAGCGGGAAGAAGGCCGTTGGTCGAAAGACGAGCAAGGTCAGTGGGTTCAATCCAAGACCGACAAAGAAACGATTCTTCGTAAATACGCTCATGTGCGGCGAAAGGAGGTGACAAAGTGACATATAACGAAATCACTCAGATCCTCAAGTCAATGGTGATTATTGTGGATGACCGCGAAAAGGATACTCCACTTCTGCATCAGCGGCTCTCATCTTTCCCGTGTGCTTATATGCGTAAGCGGCTGGATTTCGGTGACTATAGTGCTGAAGTAACACTGCCCAATGGCGAAAAATTCTCGTTGGCAGATAAGGTGACCATTGAGAGAAAAAATTCCATAGATGAAATCTGCGGCAACTTCACAACGAATCGAATTCGGTTCGCTAAAGAGTTCGACAGAGCGGCAGCAGCCGGAGCAAAAACTTACATACTCATTGAAAACGGTTCATGGGAAAAGATCAATCGCGGTGCATATCGCAGTAAGATGACACCTGCTTCATTGCTGGGCAGTCTCACCACATGGCTTGCTCGATATAATTGCCAGATCATCTTTTGTGAGCCGGATACCACATCATGGCTGATCCATGCGTTTCTTCTCCACGAAATGCGTGAAGCGCTGACCCATTATGAACTACCGCAAAAATCCAAGAGAACAAGAAAGGGGACTGAAGATGACATCATCACTTGATTTTGAAGGCGAGCTGATTCTGGACGGTGTGCTGCTGGACAAGCTGGAAACACTGACAAAAAAGCTTCAGAAGGCCACAAAAAAGACCGACAAGGCAACAATCTTGTTAGATGCCAAGAACGAGATTGGTGAGAATCCATTGTTTTTCTTCCTTGATTTCATTCTCGATCCGCAGATCACAACAGGAATCTCTAAGGCGAAGATTAACAAGAAGGTGCGAATCGTGGATAAATTTCCACACACTTTCCAAGATATTTGCTTATTCCTGGCGGAGTGCAACACCGGCTATGACATGGCTTTGTCAATGGCAGCCAGTTATATCTACTGGAATGCTTCACATAAAGATTTTCTGATTCGAGTGTTCACTAAGAATTTGCCTCTGGGTGTTGAAGCTGCTACGGTCAATAAGATTTTTGGCAAAGTGGTCATTCCGGTCTGGGAAGTCCAGCAGGGATATCCTATCGATAAAGTTAAACTCAAGCCGGGCACCTGGTTCAGTCTCAGCCGCAAGATGAATGGTAACCGGGGCACCTTCTACCGTGGCAAGTTCATTTCTCGTCAGGGACAAGAGTTTACCGGCCTCGACCATATTAAGGACGACATCATCAAAGAGCTTGGTGATGAATCGCTGATTGATGAATACGTCTACGATGGCGAGCTAGTATACCGTAATAGCAGAGGGCTATCAGACGGCGAGGCATTTCGGGTTGGCACTGGTATGTTAAACTCGGATGGAGATAAAAGCCAGATCAAGTTCGTTGTGTTTGATTTGATTCCTACTGATGAGTTTGAGAACGGCAAAGGCAGCCTTCCTTATGAAGATGGTTCTTTTGTTACGCCATATAAACTCCGTCGTAAATGGCTTGAAGATTTAGCCGTTACGATCGAGCAGAAAGGGCTCAAAAATATCCAGGTCGTGCCGATGGTCTACGAAGGTACTGATCAAAGTGTGATTCCTCAGTGGCTCGATTATGCAGTCAAACATGATTGGGAAGGGCTCATGCTTAATACATCGGTTCCTTATAAGCGGGCGCGTCACACTGGCTGTCTTAAAATCAAGCGTTTTTATACTGTTGATCTTCGTGTCACTGCAATTGAAGAGGGTCAGAACCGTCTGGCTGGTACGATGGGCGCTTTGGTTGTTGACTACAAGGGCAACGAGCTTCGTGTTGGTTCCGGTTTTGATGATGCTACGAGAGCTACCGTGTGGGCGAATCAGGGTGATTACATCGGACGTATCATCGAATTAAAGTACAAAGAGGTCACAATGGATAAAAAGACCGGCCTTGAGTCCCTGCAATTCCCGACCTTTGTGCGATTCCGTGATGATAAGAACGAAGTAAGCTACGGCTAAGGAGAAAGTTATGAATCTTTCTAAGAAGTCCATTAAGCACATTCTTCGGATTTTGGACAATAAATGTATCGAGGTTCCTACAAAGACATCCGCTTATAGCAGCGGTGGACGTAGAATTTTGACTCGTGATTTTGAGCCAAAGAAGTCACACGGAATGAATGACTGGCAACGAATCGTTTATGTACCGTCCGAAGGATATTTCTACGGAATTTATAATGGAAAATCGGAAGAAGATTGGGATATTCCAGATATCTGGTCTCCTACTCAGCTTGCTGATTTGTGAGGTGTTAAAATGCTACTTTTAACGCAAGATGGAGAAATTATAAATCTTGACCGTATGGCAATCATTGATACCGCAAGCCTTAATGTTTATGCAAGGCAGGGCATGGGTGAGCGTGGAATTATCCTTGGTAGTTATGACTCTGAGAGTAGATGCTACGATGTTGTCGCACGTATTTTTGATTGCTATCGGAAAAATGAGAAAGCATACATAATGCCAAAATGAATGATTTTAAAAAACTAGCCATTCCAAAGAAAGAACGACTTGAGGTTCAACTTACCGATGGCACAGAAGAACACAATATCAACTACGTCATTACGTCTCTGGCTACGATCAAAGGCGATAAGATCTATAAAAACTTCCGTCTATATTCTGTTGCCGATGATGGCCAATTGATTCAGCTGGAAAAACGGGATGGCGACCCATATTTCGAGGTGCTGAAAGGAACGGTGTATGAACAATGAAGAACGAATCAAAAGTGGATTTAAAGGAGATCTCAAAGAACTTGAAATTGCTTGGAATCACTTTGAGTTTTGTGAGCCTGAGTTTATCGATTGTGCAATTGATAATCTCCGAAACGCTGAAGAAGCTCTCTCAGGAATATTGATGAGGGCGCGTTATGTGGACACGTCGATATCTAAAACTTAATTATCAAGATGAATCTCTCTGTTGGCGGCTTCGCTATGGAGAACGCTTCGAAATCGTCGCAGAACTGGATGAATTTTATTTCCTCTGGGCACATGGCACGATGATTGCATTCCCAAAGTATGGCAAGTACGTATATGACATTGAAACAGAGATCGTAAATACCGAATAAGGAGGGAGGTGAGGTCCCATGCGAGGGATCAATCAAAGAGAGCTTGGCCGCAAAGAACGCGCCACAGCAGAATGCGAGCGTCAGATTCGGCGCTACGGATATGAATGTGGTGAGGTTATTACATATAAATTGTCGCCCGAACAAATGAAACAGGTTTTGACAGGCAGAAAAACAGTGGATGATTTTATCAAGGAGGGGCAGTAAATGAAAGTCGAATTGATTTCGTATTCACAGCCGGTAAAGAAGGATGCAGACAAGAATCCGCTCAGTATCGCAGAGCTGGCAGCAAGTGTCTGTTACGATTCGCAGCCGACCGAGACTTATCGAATCGCAAAGGGATGCAAGGCAACCGGACATCAGAGCGTGCTTGAACATATCAGTTTTACGTTTCATGTCACCGGTGTCAGTCGAGCACTTCTGGCGCAGTTGAGCCGCCATCGGCATATCAGTCTGAGTGTTCGCAGCCAGCGCTATTGTGATGAAAGTGTCATGCAGTATGTCAATCCATTCAGTGGGGAAGACGCGGATGTATTTGATGGTATGATGGCAGATATCGCCAACGACTATCGCATTTTGAAAGAGTATCACGGTGCTGCCAATGAAGACGCTCGTGCGGTGCTGCCGAATGCCTGCTGTACTGAGCTTTATGTTACCATCAATGCACGGTCACTGATTGAAATGAGCCACCTGCGGCTCTGCACTCGTGCCCAGCGTGAGATCCGGGGACTGTTTATGGCAATCAAATTCCAGGTTGCTCAGGTTTGCCCCGAACTCGCCGCATGGATGGTTCCGTCCTGTGAAGTGAATCCTAAGTATCCGTTCTGTCCCGAGGGGAGCCGCTGCTGTGGCCGCCACCCGAAGCTGGCAGATGTTTATAAAACTATCGAGAAGTAAGGAGCGTACATATGAATAAGAAATCTGTTATGGATATCAATAATTGCGATATTCTGAATGAAAATGGTGTCCTACGTCTTGTCTACAATTTTAACAAATACACTCCTCCTATGATCATGGTTAGGGCAAAATCTTACCATGAGTTCAATAAAAGTGGTATGTTTCTGTTTGGTGCAAAAACATGGGCCACTTATATTGTACAGCTGAATATTGACGAGGAAGAACCCATTCTGCGCGGTCTATTGGCCGATATTTATCAGAATTATCACGACCTGTATGAGGAAGTCTTCCATGGAGCTGCTGAGGATGACGATACCCCGGATTGTGACTGTGAAGATTGCTGCGACGATGATGGTATTATTGATTATCTGACTCTTACCGATACTGGCCGTATGAGTGAAAAGGGGCACCATATTGGCCGCTTTGACTTCGACAACCTTGCAAAGCTTGATACTGACACTCTTCATATCTTGGCGAAGGTTTGTGATATCAAAAATTCTGAAGCTATGACTCGTGGAATCCTGCTTTTGAATTTACACAATCAGGACATCGATATTGACGATCATTGTTACTGTGACGATGACACAGACGACGATGAGGACGATATCAACGAGTGTGATGGCGACTGTGATAACTGCGAGTTCGTAGAGTTGGATGATCGTGATGAAGAGAATGACGAAAGCTGTGCCTGTGAGGAAGATGAACATCCTGACTGGCCGCACCCGATTAAAGATGATACCAATACACAGCCTGAAGCGCAGCAGTATGAGTATGTGAATGGTCCCGCTCATTATCATGGGACCGAGTGTATCGAGAATATGCGTAAGTTGTTTGGCGACGAGGCAGTTCGCTGGTTCTGTATTTGCAATGCCTACAAGTATCGCTTCCGTGATGGTTCTAAGCCCGGAGTGGCTGCAGAGCAGGACGAGGATAAGGCTCGTTGGTACGAAGATTATGCTGTGAAAATGATGGGCGAGCAGCGTTATTATTGATAAGGAGGCGATGGAATATGGAGTATGTAATCAAACGTAATGGCGTAAAAGCTCCGTTTGACAAGTCTAAGATCGTGAATGCAATCGAAAAGGCGATGACCACCACTCCAGGCGGTATTGATTCTCGTGTATCGAATGCAATTGCGGATCATATCGCTGAGATGCCAGACACTCTTTCTGTCGAGCAGATTCAGGATATTGTCATTGAGCAGTTGAAAGCAAGTCCTTTTGCTGATGTAGCTGAATCTTATAGCCACTGGCGAAAGCTCCGTCAGGAAATTCGCGACAAGGAAAAGACGAATGCCAGTATCCTTGAAATCATCGACGCTAAGAATGATGCAATCAATCAGGAAAACAGTAATAAGAACCCAACCGTGAACAGCGTTCAGCGCGACTATATGGCCGGTGAGGTATCAAAGGATCTGACCGCTCGTCTTCTGCTGGACCCGGAGATCGTTAAGGCACATGAAGATGGTTTGATCCACTTCCACGATGCAGACTACTTTGCTCAGCACATGCACAACTGCTTTAAGAGCAATACTCGCTTTGTAACCGACAGTGGCGTAAAAGAATTTCGAGATTTCAATGACGGTGAAATAGTAAAAGTTGTCGGTTCTGATGGCAAATGGCACACCGCTACCGTAAAAAGGTATGGAAAACAAAAAATGCAAGACGTTATGCTTCAGGCAGGTCGGTCTGTTAAACATGTCTTCTGCACGGCAAACCACAGATGGTTGCTGAATGATGGTTCTGTAACCACTGAATTAAAAGAAGGAATGACATTAGCCATGCTTCCTGAGCTTTCTAAGTATGAAATGGAATCAAAAGCAGATTATCAGGCATGGGCTACAGGATTTGTAATTGGAGATGGTCTCGATAAGAAAAATGACTATACTACAGTTCGTCTATGTGGTAACAAAATTAGATACGCAGACAATTTTGTAAAAGCCGGAGATACCGTTACATATCCAGAATCTTATCATGGTGATGCTTATGTTTTACACAAGGGCGCGTTTAAACAAGATTTCCTGAACGCAAAAGCGTGGCGGTTCTTAGATATAAAAGGGAAGCAACATCTATTTGAAGGATTTTATGCTGCTGATGGTGCGGTAAAAGCCAATAAAGTTGCAACTTCTGATGATCGTGTTGCGGAAATGATTCGCGATATTTCTTCTGTTGCAGGATTTTATGTATCAAGCGAATCAGAAGTAGTTCGTGATACGAACTTTAAGAAAGAGGCACGATTGATTGAGTTCCGCTTCAGAAAGTATCAAATTGCGAATAATTTGTGGTCAGTGAAAAAGATTACGCCGTATCGACCTGAAATTGAATACGATGCTTGGTGTGTTGAAGAACCTGAAACTCATTCTTTTACGCTGGATGGTGGTATTGTAACAGGCAACTGCGATTTGGTTAACCTGGAGGATATGCTGCAGAACGGCACTGTTATTTCTGGTACTGGCATTGATAAACCGCACAGCTTTTCTACCGCCTGCAACATTGCCACCCAGATCATTGCGCAGGTGGCATCCAACCAGTACGGCGGACAGAGCATTACGCTGTCTCATCTGGCTCCCTTTGTGGATGTCTCCCGCAAGAAGATTACAGCAGAAGTTCATAACGAATTCTATGAGATGCTTCAGAATGACGATATCGAAAAAATGCCCTCACAGGAAGCTATTGACCGTATTGTAAATCGTCGTCTAAGAGCTGAGATTTCTCGTGGTGTCCAGACCATCCAGTATCAGGTTATCACTCTTATGACAACCAACGGTCAGGCTCCTTTTATCACTGTGTTTATGTATCTGGATGAGGTTCCTGCCGGTCAGACTCGTGATGACTTAGCTGTCATTATCGAAGAGATGTTAAAACAGCGTATCAAAGGTGTCAAAAATGAAGTTGGTGTGTATGTTACTCCTGCATTCCCGAAGCTGATTTATGTTCTTGATGAGGATAATATCCATCCGGATTCTAAATATTATCACTTGACTGAGTTGGCAGCACAGTGCACCGCAAAACGTATGGTTCCTGATTATATCTCTGCAAAGGTTATGAAAGAGCTCAAAGGCGGCGTGTGGACAAGTATGGGGTGTAGGAGTTTCCTCACTCCTGACCGAACTACTGAAAATGTGGCGAATGCAGGGAACTGGGTCAAGGGTCAGAAATACTACGGCCGCTTCAATCAAGGTGTTGTTACCATCAATCTGGTGGATGTGGCATGTAGCTCTGGTAGGGATGTGAATGCATTCTGGAAAATCTTTGATGAACGACTGGATATTTGCCATCGTGCATTGCAGGCTCGTCATAAGCGGTTGCTCGGTACTATTTCTGATATGAGTCCTATTCATTGGCAGTACGGCGCACTGGCACGCCTGAAGAAGGGCGAGAAGATCGACAAGCTGCTCTTTGGCGGCTACTCCACCATCAGCCTGGGCTACGCCGGTCTGTATGAGTGCGTGAAGTATATGACTGGCAAGAGCCACACCGATCCTGAAGCAAAACCGTTCGCGCTGTCTATCATGCAGTATATGAATGATAAGTGTACAGAATGGAAAGAAGCAGAAAACATTGATTACTCTCTGTACGGCACTCCGTTGGAGTCCACTACATATAAGTTCGCCAAGTGTCTGCAAAAGCGATTTGGCATTATTCCTGATGTTACAGACCACGACTATATCACCAACAGCTATCACGTAAATGTTCGTGAGCATATTGATGCCTTTACTAAGCTCAAGTTTGAGAGCGAGTTCCAGAAGCTATCCCCGGGCGGTGCCATCAGCTACGTGGAAGTGCCCAATATGCAGCACAACATTCCGGCAGTTCTCAGTGTAATGCAGTTCATCTACGACAACATTATGTATGCCGAGCTGAACACCAAGTCCGATTACTGCCAGTGCTGCGGCTACGACGGCGAGATTAAAATCGTTGAAGATAACGGCAAGCTGGTATGGAAGTGCCCAAATTGTGGTAACCGTGACCAGAGTAAGATGAATGTTGCACGGCGTACCTGCGGTTACATTGGAAGCAATTTCTGGAATCAGGGACGTACTCAGGAAATCAGAGACAGAGTTGTTCATCTTAGCGACAATTAAAGAGTTGGGTATGGGTAAAAATTCAGAAAACAACAATCAACAAGCAGCACAATCGCGTGATTCGTTGATAATTAAAGGAAAGGCAGGTGATATCGCATGAATGATATTGCAAAATTCATTTCAGGCTTTCTTGGTTTTATTCTGTCGTGGTTCATTACGACTGTTGTATTATATGGCGGTTGGAAGCTACTTGGGCCAGATTTTAATCTATGGGCAGCAACTGGTATTTGGCTGGTGCTGCTTATCTTTGGCAGATTTGCGAACAGTAAGAAGCAGTAAATAAAATAAGTAGGGTGGGTGTGGTGGCATGAAAGGATGTGAAACAAGTGGAACAAATTGTATGGGATATAGGATTTGTAAAGCCTTTGAGATATAGCGATTTCAAATATGAACCCGTACACGCAACTGGTGGCCATGGAGAGTTTTCCTAGAAGTTGGTCGATGACAGACATCCACAAGATCGGCAACGGGTAATCGCTAAGTGCGCAGATGGAAGCACATTCATTGGTTTTTTGTATCTATCCGTATTCTGATTGCGGTAGTATCAAGAATTGGTACGTTCAGCCTACTCATACCGATTGGTATCGAGTTGATAAAAAGGTTGTACTATATCACGAATTAACAGAAGAAGGAGAGTTACAGTGAACTATATCAAAATAACAACACCAGATATCGCAAACGGAATCGGCTGCAGGGTCACACTCTGGTGCTCAGGTTGTTCCCATCGTTGTCCCGGCTGCCATAATCCTCAGACGTGGGATGCGACCGCCGGAAATCCATTCGTCGAAGACACCATGCAAGAGTTGCTTGATCTGCTTCGCCCCGATTATATTCAAGGCTTGACATTCAGCGGGGGAGACCCTCTGTTCGTTCAGAACCGGCTTATCGTTGGCTATATCTGTGAGCGTGTCCGCAAAGAGTTCGGCGACACTAAGGATATCTGGATGTGGACTGGATACGAGTGGGATCAAATCAAAGATTGGGATCATCTGAACTATGTAGATGTTCTGGTGGATGGCCCATATATCGAAGCTCAACGCGATATTTCATTGCCATGGGCTGGCAGCAACAATCAAAGAGTGATTGATGTCAAGCGGAGCTTGAAAAAGAATGAAGTCGTATTATGGAAGGAGAACTAATATGAACCCTATTGTAAAAGTAAACAAGATCTATCCTGACGCTCATATCCCTACTTATGGCACTGAGAAGGCCGCCTGTGCTGATGTTTACGCTTATATCCCAGCGGATCAGGCAGACCTGTATGACGAGCATGGTAATCCTATTATTTACATCCATCCGCATGAGACCCGTATGATCGGCACCGGCCTGCGTTTTGCTCCTGCTGATGGTTGGGCTATCCTCGGATTTGCCCGCAGTGGTCTAGCATCTAAGAAGGGTCTGGCACCTGCGAACAAAGTCGGCGTGTTGGATGAGGATTATCGTGGCCAGGCTTTTATTCCTTTGCACAATCACTCTGATATGCCTCAGGAAATCGTCCATGGTGACCGTATCGCACAGTTCATGTTCGTTCCGTATTATCAGGCACAGTTCGATGTTGTCGAAGTACTAGATGAAACTGAGCGTGGTGATAATGGCTTCGGAAGCACTGGTGTTTAACAATTAAGGAGTATTGCTTATGCGATGTAGTTTTGGATATACAGTTAAATCCCCATATGTAGAAAGACGTGTTAAATACTATGATGAAAATGGTATCTATGACGAATCGGTACAAAGTGATGACGAATTGATTGTCATTGGGGAAAAGCTAAGAAATGGTGGTTATAGATATAACGAAGAACTTGGGAAAGCAGAGACGGCAATGTTCGAGACAGAACCAAACAATCCGCAATATAAAGAAATTCTTGCAAGATTAAATCGTGTTCGTGACAAATACGGTATCAAACACTAGGATGAAAAGGAGCGGGTGATGTAAAATGTTCTGGAATAAATCAGAAGAAAAACCGTCAGAAGAACTTGAAAAGGCAGAAGAAATCAAAGAGCAAAGACAATTTGAACCATATAGATGCTGGGCTGTCAATGTCAACTATTGCCTAAGAAATGGCATAGATCATAGCTTTACAGTTGACTATGAAAATTCCGATTATCGCGATAAAATGAGCCACAAAGAGGCTGGAGAAGCTATGGAATCGGATGCAACCAAAAAGAAAGAAGAAATAGAAGCACTGGTTGAAGCAAATCTTGGGCAGGAAACTGGCTGGATTAAACTCGGGTCGAACTATATTGCCAATCGAGATCTTGCAACAGTATCAGTGCAGCTTATAAAAAGTGCAAGCGGAGCTTTTGATTGGAGAGACTAATGAACGATATTATCCAAATGCCGAAAGGCGATTACATTATGAAGGATGCAGTCTACGTAGATACGGGCGAAACTCGTACTGACGGATGGTATCCGGAATGGATCGGTATGACAATGCAGTTCCGTCCAATTCCTGTCGGCTGGATTGCTCAATTCCGATATGTAAAAGATAATGAGGGCTATCCATATCCTGGAGGGATGCACACATCTCCCGTTACTTCTGTCTCGATTTCAGAAAATGAAAAAACTGTCGAAATCGAAACCGCACATACAATTTATACGTTTGAAAAAGTTGAGGAGGGCTAAATTATGGCAAAGTATTTTTATGTTTACGAAATCGCAGGATCTCCAGCTGACCGTATGGTGAAGATGTTCAACACCGAGTCAGTTATTGACGGTAAGAAGGGTACTTATATCGCAGAGAAGAAGGTTGCGTACAAAGACTTGCAGGGGTTCACCAGCGGTATCAAAGCGGTCGGCTTCCAGTTGAATCCTGAGCTCGCAAATGCTGATATCGCAGAGCGGGAAGCAAAACGGATTCTGGCTGCTAAGATGGCAGATTATCATGCCGCACGCGACGCTTATGCTGAGGCAGCTGACAATCTGAAAAAGGTAAACGCCAAGTTCGGTATCTAACACATAATCGCAGTGGTGGGTGGGAGGAATAAAATATGAAAATTATCGGAACAAAAGATTATAAGGAGGAAATTAAAATTGTCGAAAAATATCGTTATGGTGAACACAAAAACTGTGACATATGCCTCACAAAAGAGGACTGCAAGATGAATCCATATTGTTACGGTTGCGCCTTGACGGAAGACGGGGAGTGGATTGGGTTTATAAAATAAAAACTGGATTTTTAAAGAAGGAGGAATTCGATGCTTGTAAAAGATTACGGTGGCGAAATCGATTGGAATATTGGTGCGTTTTGCGGCCATGATGAAACGATGTTTGATATTGACAAAGCTTGTAAAATGGCTTGTGAGAAAAATGACATCAGATATGTGTTTGGCAGCATTTTCACAGTCCTGCAAGGTGGTCGTATCCCACCACAGAAAAATCTGCCTGTGTCAGAAGTTTTATCAAGAGCAGATAAATATAATGAACTTGGTATCGGAGTTCGTTTGACATTCTCAAGCCCGTTTGTTACACGTGGCGATCTCGTTGATGAAACTTCAAATATTATGTTGCGGCACCTCGATCATAATAATCAAAATGGTCTTACAAACCGTAACGGCGTTATTGTTATGTCCGATTTACTGGCTGATTATATTCGCTATATGTATCCCAATCTTGAGCTGATTTCTTCGCAAGTAAAACCGTCTGTTGAAGTCGGTCTTGGGAATGATTCTGCCGAATATTATAATCGTCTGCTTGACCGTTTTGATATTGTCGTTGTGAATCCATTTAAAATCCATGACGAGCAGTTTATTAAGAATTTACATGACCATGATCGAGTAGAATTTATTGTCAATCACCGGTGTCTGCCGAATTGTCCCATGGCTGGCCGTCACTATCAGCTGAACACAAAGCTGGGTCAGGCTATTGTCAATGGTGATGATGTTACGGAGCTGCAAAATCAGTTGGCGATAGTATATAACTATTGCGGCTCTACTCGAAACAGCAATCCTCTTCTTGGCACATCTATGAATGAAGATGAAATTAAAATGCTGGTTTCACAGGGATTTAAGCATTTCAAAATCGAAGGCCGCGAAAATAATATCATCTCGTTTGTGCGTGACCTTGGCGACTATGTTTTTAATCACGAGATGTTTGAGAGGGTCATTCATGCCATTGCCGGTATGATGCTGTAA